CGACATTGTAAGGTTGACAGAACAAAATAGGTTTGGTATAATGCACACACAAGAGAACGATAGACAAAGAGAGAAAAAGACAATGAAAACCAAGTATCCCATCATCGAAAATGCCAAGCGTCAAGCCCGTATGATCTTCAAGGGTATCGCTATTCCGATGCTAGTAGAGATTCCCGATGATCGGATCACTGAAGATACCGATTACGTCTATGGCGTGACCGACCAGAAGCGTTACGTTGTGAGCGAAAAGGTTCTCAAGTTCAATCGTACCTCATTGAAGAATATCGGAAAGATTCGTAAAGAAAAGGCCGATCCTCGCTATGTTGGTGGTGAGGATACTATGATCATTTCGGTTGGTAAGCCGGGAAGCCGTGAGCGTGTTGACGCTCTGCGTTCACAGTACGAGGCTATCGCAGCTTATGGAGAAGAAATCAGTCCTTTCAGCTTCAAGGGAGAAGATGAATGATGAACGATTGTACACTAGTATATGACGTTACACTAGAGACTGAACGATGGGTAAATAGCAGATATGTACAGCTGTACCCTAGGCTATACCTACCCGTTTGGGTGGATGGTGAACGAATATACAGAAAACGAAAGATTTGATGTAACCCGTTGCTACATAAGCACTTAGAGCAAAGACGGCTCGCCAAACTTGACGTAAGTGGTTTCTGCCTATAGAGTTACAGCTAATCTGATCGGGTCGCAAACGCTATGCCAAATCTCTCTCTCAAACCTTACGACTTTGTAAGGAAATTTTTCCTGGTCTAGGCTATTGACATTGGACGATAATTATGGTATAATGATAGAACAAGAAAGAAAAGGAAAGAAGAAAATGAGAAAGCCTCCAAAAAGTTCGACCGTCAAGGGTAAAATCAACGCCTATGCCTACAAGTGTGGGTTCACGTTTCATCCTCAAGAAGATGGATCGTTTGCTCTGTTCGACATCCACATGGGATATTACGTTTGTCGTGGTTCACATGATCGTGTTGTCCAGTTTGTGATGGATGAACTGTGGGCAATGTATTATCGGTCGAATCCCACCCCCGTATAAGAGGGGTTGGCGGCGACGGAAAAGTTTGGTATAATAGTAAGACAAGAAAGAGAGAATGAAGATGAAACAATTTCCTACTAGAGTTTTGCAAGATAACCTGTGGCTAGAGCAAGTCCGGCTCGCTAGGGATACTGATCCCGAAATGATCGAACTGAGGAAACAGCATATTTCCTATCTTGCAACAGAATTGTTGCGTCGGTATCGTGAAGAATCTCTGTTGCTCGCTACTAAGTAAAGAGGAAAGAAAAATGTTTGAAATTGGTGACTATGTATCGTTCATGTGGGGAAAAGAGAAAAAGGTTGGTAAAATCGTAGGACATGAATACGATGAGGGTAATGTATGGGAAGTGACAGTTACCAGTGGACTTCACGCATATTTTTCGGATGATGAATTAACGTCTGCTGTCGATGCTTACGGCCATGTTTGGAAAGAGGTTTTATGAGCGATTTTATTTTGGTATGGGTCTGGATGGGGGTAATGCTTTTTATTCTGGCCTTGGTCTATTTTCTCTCTATTGTGGGAGAAGTTTGGCAAAGGATAAATGAATATGAGGCTATGAGGAGTCGGGGATATACTCTTATGCAGAATGAAGAAGATGATGATTTTTGGGTTGGGTACGGAGATTGACCAAATAACAATGGAGATGCAAGGATGTATCAATTGGATTTCGTTAGTGTCGCTTTCGGTTATATTTGTGGTATTGTACTGTACGCTAGTATGTCAAATATCATGTATATGGAGGAAAATGATGAGAGCGAGTGACTACATATTGTGGGGGGTGTGTTTTGTTATCGGCTGTGCTATGACGTATCTCCTTCATCTGTAAGGACTTACGTCGAGTCCGGCCCGCCCCGCGAAGCGTAAGTGCTTATGCTCCAACACTTTACGACAACCTTACGAAATTGCAAGGAAAAACTTTTATGGTAGGGCTTGCAATGGGTCGATAATAAGTGTAGAATCAAAGCATCACGAACGGAAACCCAAACGGAGTAGAATCATGCTGAACGATTTTGACGCTGTGAATCGGATTCTTGCTGAGATGGCCGAACTGAACATCGTGGAGCCGATTGACGATCCTAGTATCCAGACCGATTTTTACGATTATGCTGAGGTAGTCGGAATTGATATTGACGATTTCGTTCCCCCGGAGTATGATCATGCTTAGTGCGATTGCGTTTGTTGTCGGATACGTTGGCCTGTTTTATATTACCACCATCGTGAGGGATTGACCATGAGCTACGAGTATGACGATCTTGAAGATTTTTATGGTATCGATGCTGATGATCGTACTAATGACTACTGGGCTGGAGATGATGACCTGGAGAATGATTCTGATGATTCGTTTGATGATAGTATGGATGGTGATGCTGAGTCTGCGTTGGCTTCCGCTGGATGGGGAACCGACGAAGATTACGGTTACTATGGTGACGATGGAATAGAAGATTTCCACGCCGATGAGGCTGTGGGTTTTGTGGATTACAATGAAGATGGTCCGTATGACGATTGAGCACTCGCCCTAAACCCTTTGTGCGTAAGCACTTAGGGCTGGCGGGGCGGCACGAATTTGATCTAAGTCCTTATGCTACAATACTTTACGTCAACCTTACGAAATTGTAAGAAAACTTCCTGCTTGACATCTAAAGTTTCTATGCTATACTTGTCGATATAAGAGATAGAGAAAGAGAGCGAATGATGAAAAGTGAAGAAGAAAAGCGTATCGAAGAGTATAACCGATTCATGGATGAATGGGAAAAGCGTCCTAAGAATCGTGATCTGTATGGCAATAATTGCTATCGCCCCGATGAGGTGGCGTTAACTGATGAAGAGTATGAGATGTTTGGCTAGGAGTATAAAAATGAGAAAGCTAACTCAGAGAGAAGTTGACGATCTAGAATTTGATGCTGGACTTATGGGTTTTCGAGTGGTCTACATTCCGAAACCTCTCGACTGGAATCATTTCGTTCTGTATTATCTTCAACCAGAATTGACCTATGTTGGTCACTATCGTGGTTTGAATGAAGTCAAAATGGGTATGCAAAAACACTACAGACCAGTAGAAACTAGGCTTGACAGCTAAGATTTTTGTGATAGAATGTCGATATAAGAAGAAGAGAAAAAGAGAATGAAAACGAAAAAGAAAGTATTGACAGCACACCAGAAAGCAGTTATGCTTATGGATCGTGAGACGAATCGTGCAGTGAATCGTGTGAAGATGTTGGAACAGTTGTATCTTGAAACCATGAAAGCAAAGGAACTTGTTAAATGAAGTGCGTTGTTACCCATACGGATACTTTTGGTGGCGAAGCTAACTATGGTTGGGTGAATCGATATGAGTTCATCCCAAAAAAGAATGCTTCTCAGCGTAGCGTTGTTCGTAAGGCTAAGGCTCTTGCTGGTATGACAGCTGTCAAGGCTGACACTCATGATTATGGTGATGGCTATACTGTGAAGCCTCGCGGATATTCTCAAATCATCTTTGTTGATTTTGAGTAAACATTCTCCTATCCTCTCGTCGTAAACCCTTTGTGTTCAAGCACTTAGGGCCGACGGGGCGGGCCGGGTTTGTTGTAAGTCCTTATCTGCCAACACTTTACGAGAATCCTTACAATCTCGTAAGATTCAAGTTTACCCCTTGCAATAGACGATAATAGATAGTAGAATACGATATAGAAGAAAGGCAAGGGTAAAGACATGAGTCCCGATGGAACATATAACGGTTATGCGAACTACCAAACATGGAATGTTTGCTTGTGGATTAGCAATGATGAAATGTTGAATGGTCTGGCTGATCAGTGCATCTCTTACGATCATTTCAAGCTTTTGCTTCGTGATGTTTTTGAGACTCATCCTGTGCGATATGAAACGCCCGATGGAGTCTCTTGGAATGATAGCGGTATCAACCTTGCGGAAATGAAAGAGTATTGGGAAGAAAATTTTTCTAAAGTTCCCGCTTGACAAATGACGATAATTAGTGTAGACTTGGCGTATGAATGGTGTGATTGGTTTTCTAACTGAAAGGGTTCTTATGAACGATGTAGTTTTGTTTGGTTCGATTCTTGCGGCTGTTGCCGCTGCTGTTGTGGGTTTCGTCTTCTATTCGGTCTACGGTGGATCGAAGGCTAGCTTGGCGAATGCTCAAGAGGGTCAGGTTTTCAATTTTGAATATGAACAGCCTTTGCATGGGGAACCGAAGCGTTTCCTTGCTAAGGTGATTGAGCCTGTCTATACTCTGAGCGATTCATCTATCAAGGCTTTGAATCGCCGTAGTCGATATCGTAAGAATGACCCTGTGTTTCAGCGTACTAACCATCTGGTGACTTGCCAGACTCCTGACGGTAAGATTCGACAGTTCTATGCTGAGAGAGTGAAGAATTGCCGAAAGCCGTTGCTTGCTGGTGCTCTGTTCAAGAGCGGTGTGTCCAACCTGTTTGTGTTCTAAAAATAGGCAGTCTCTGCCTACTAACTGACCAACCCCTAAGTTGTTGCTACGGCAGCACTTAGGGCGAGGTCGGCCCGCCACGCGAGTCGTAAGTCTTTATCCCCCAACACTTTACGACAATCTTTTTTTGCTCAAGTTTTTCCTCTTGACAGGCCGATAATAGTAGTGTAGAATACAGAGAATCAAAAGGAGAAAAAGATGCTGTTTACGCCATATGCTTTGACTGATTCTGTGACTCGTACTGTGAGTGATGAAAACATGGTTACTTTTAGTGGACTTTCCACTGGTGGTCGTGAGTTTTCCATAGTCACGCATCTTGATGATGCCAATCGTTGGATCAATGGAGAGTTGATTCAAGTTGCTTTCCCATATCTCAATGCTGATCAGCGTGAGGTTTTGAAGACAGGAATCGATAGTCAGAGTTGGGAAGAAATGTTTGCTGGATCGGAGGATGAAGAATGAGTACCGATACCTATATAGTAATGAAGGGTAATAAGGTGGTAGGCTATGTTCAAGCGTACAGTACCTATCATGCTTTGTGTCAGGCTGAGAAACTTTATGGGAAGAATTTGCTGATCGAGCGAATCTCTCATAGTTGTCCCACCTAACCCTAGCGGGTCGGGCTGAGTGGGTATAGTCAGCCAATAGTCGGGGCTTGACAAAGAGTCTTTAATAGAGTATATTGAGCAGAAAAGGGGAGTTTTATGTTGACAGATGACGAGCGTATGGCTGTTTGTGATTGTGTGGCCGATTTTTCTGTTCGTCTGTTTAGTGCTGCTAGGGTTGATGAGCGGGCTATACATGATGAGTTGGATATTTTCTTTGAGTTCTTTTGTAGGGCTCTTGAGATTGCCAAGAGTGAAGGTGCGGTTAGGGTTCGTGAGTCTATTGGGGCTAGTAATAACTAATCGTAAGTCCTTATCCTTAAACAACTTAGGGATAGGGCGGGCGGCCGAACTTGATGTAAGTGCTTGTGTATCATAGGGTTACGTCAATGCTAAAAAATTTTTGGAATTCCTACAGAAGCCTCTTGACAAGTGACGATAATAGATGTATACTTAGCACATAAGCAGATGAGGGCCGCTGGCAGAATGATATCAAAGTAGCCACGGTTAAATGGCTGTCGAGTATGGCTCAACCCTATCTGCTTTACAATACAAAACTCGTGGGTCCATGCCTTGGACTAGGTTGGGTAACTCATTACGATAAGCATCGCATGTCGCGGCAGCGATGATGCTGACGGTGCCGGTTACGCACTGGATAGTAGTGCCAATCTATGGGGGATCGCGTCCTCACCACGTTATAATACAATCAGTAATCGTTCCCAAGAGCCAGACAGATTGCTTCATGAACAATCTCAGGGAGGTTTCCGTGGACGGTTTCCACTAGTGTTTACCTGGCCCAAGGGTTAAAAATATCGGGTATTAGTGGAGTATAGAACCGGAGTCGTAAATGGTTCGCTGATTACAAACAGGGGTCGGATAGAAACCAAGTTTACTGGCTGGGTTGGATAATGCGTGATACCGGACATTATTCGTAAAACTATCGCTGGATGTAACTCAAATGGCAGAGTTCCACACTATATGTGGCGGTGTTGCGGGTTCGAGTCCCGTCATCTGGTAAGTCGATCCATTAACAGCCGGTATAATAATACAAAGGAGAAAGATGAATAAAAACGAGGCGATAATTAAGGTTCTTAGGGTTTTAAGGAGCCAATCGGCTGCTGTAAATAAACCCAATCGAGAAGAGGCATTGACTTTAGCAGAAGAGCATGGTATAACTGCTAAGGAGTTGATTGACGCTTGGGTTGAAATTTGTAGGAATATATGATCTACTTAAATATTAACGAGATCGAACGTTTGGCCGAAATTGTGGCTGAACTGGTTAAGCTGGATATGTGTGTGATTGCTGAGTTGAAGGGGACTAGGTGGAGTATTGAGGTAACTAAATAATGGAATGGATTAGTTTTTTTGAACGACAGCCAGAAGACGGACAGGGTATTTGGTATTATGGTGAACATATTGGTGTGTGGGCTGGAGAGTATTCTTATTCTCCGAATGACCCTTTTAGTCCTCATCTTATATTTTGTCATGAATCTCCCGGTCTGGTTGACCGAATGGATGCTCCGTGGTGGATGCTAGATGATGGAGTGATGAACAGGCCAATTAAACCGGCAAAAGATTATCCAGACGATTATCCTAGTGGTTGAGATTATGAAAACTTTTAGTGATATGTGTGATTGTGGCAACTGTAATGAAAGTATGTATACTGTTGATAAGTATGGTCTTGTTTGGAGTTTATGCGGAGATTGTGGTTGGTGGTACATAAGTTACCGCTACATAACGACTTAGAGCAAATCGGGCGGGCCGGTTTCGACGTAAGTCCTTACCACTAAAGACTTTACGATTAGCAATATTTTTTCAAGATTCCCTCTTGACTTGTCGATAATAGTAGTGTAAGATACTAGCAACACGAAAGGGAAAATGATGACTGTTGCTGAATTGATCGAAGAACTGAACAAGCTGCCCCAAGATATGCTTGTGCTTGTGCCGGGTTATGAGGGTGGATACGACAATATCGAAGTTCAGAGGAATGGGGCTGTTGTTCTGGACGATAATTGGGATGGACAAGAAAAGTTTTATTGGTATAATGGGCGACACGCCTCATACTACAAGGATATGGAAGGCGACGAGCCTACGTCATGCGTTGTTATCGGGAGAGGTAAATGAAAACGGTCGAAAAACACGCCGAAGTACGATTCCATCTGCTCAATGGGCAGAATTATCGGAAGTGGCAAGTAAATATTATGCAGGGTAAGAAAAGGGTTGACCAATTTTATGTAGATCCTACAGAATACCAGTTAGAGATGCGTGGTTGCAAGCTGGTAAACAAAGTAGCTAGGGCGAAATGGGTCAACAAGAAACAGAAAAAGAATGTGAGTGGATGGGTTCAGTGTGAAGAAGTTATGCTTCGCAAGGATTTTTATCCATCTTTGCCTATTGACAATCTTGAGAAGTTGTATTATAATCCCATTCGTGATGTTCACTGGCGACGAGAGAGTGATGGTGGTGAATTTGTTTGGGATAACAGTGAGTATGACACCTTAGTTACCGATGGGCGACAGGTTCATATTCTGGAAGAACGTAACGGAAATTTTGACGGTATTTACGAGATAGACCCTAAGTATACAGAAAGTTTTGGAATTTATGATCAAAATCGAACTGAGCGTGCGTGAGTCCCTGAACATGATTGCAAACGGTTGCAGTCTTGATATGTTCGACAAGATTGTGTGTGCGTTGGAAGTGGCACTGGGTGTGAACCAGCGTCGTATGGTAACGATTACCGGAGGTCTGACTCTGGACAATCGTATCCATTCCATCAAGGCTATTCGGCTTCATACCGGATGGGGCTTGAAGGAAGCCAAGGATTGGAGTGACTATCTGGTTGGTGGCTGGCATTACGACAAGTTCGTTCCTGCCAAGTCCGGGGCCAAGCAGAGTATCACTCTGAAAACACCCGAAGCGGCAGAGGCACTGCTGCGTGATCTGGTGGGTTTGGGTTGTGAGGGTTATCTCTCATGACCTAAAGCCTTGTCCCTAAAGAACTTAGGACGAGGCGGGGCGGCCGAATTTGACGTAAGTCCTTGCTACCAAACAGCTTAGGACAAAATCAAAAATCTTTGAGAGACACTCAAGTTCGCCCTTGACAATGACGATACTATACTGTAGAATGAGAGTATCACAAGTCAAGACTCCTCGATGATGCCAACAAGAAAAACCATCACGACGGACTTGACAAGTGGGTAACAGTAACGTATACTGGTACTAGAACGATTTGGAAACTATAACAATTTTGGAGAAGATAAGATGAAGAAGTTTACTTTTGCTGTTGACGTTGTGGCTGATGAGCTTGATCGTGATTCTGTGGTTGATTCGATTCGTGATTGCCTGAGTACCAGCCTTCCCGGCGATGTTCATGCTAATGTCAAGGCCGGTGAGGTCAAGGCGTTCAGTGAGCAGGGATATAAGGTGTGGCGAGCTAGGGTTACGGGTGTTACTGCCGAGCAGGCCGGTGATGCCCATGATGGTAAGGTAGAAAAGGAAGCTACCGAAGCGGTTGCATGATCGACCGTAAGGAGTTATAATGGCTGCGAGCCTCCACGGGACGCCGTGGGGGCTTGCGGTATTGACGGCCCCATAGTTAAATGGATATAATAAGTGACTTCTAATCTCTAGTTGCAGGTTCGATTCCTGCTGGGGCTATTGTTGGGGGTGTAGATCAATTGGTTAGATCGCTAGCTTGTCACGCTAGAGGTTGCGGGTTCGAGTCCCGTCACTCTCGTTTGTCGTAAACCCTTTGAGCATAAGCACTTAGGGCAGGCCCGGCCGCCCCGGTTCATCGTAAGTCCTTATACCACAACAACTTGCATCAAGAATAATTTTTTGAAGTTTTTAGCTTGACTATGCCGATACTATAGTGTAGAATCGGTAGACACAGGAGAAGAACATGAAAACTGCTGACGGTAATGATAAGTTGGGTAAGGGTTGCATTGTGGTTAGTCGTCCGGTTGGCGATACTTGCCCGCCCGATTGCGACTATCTCGGAAACGGCTGCTATGCCGAAGCTACTGAAAATCAGTATAAAAATGCCCGTACTGCCGGTTTTGCTAATGTCATAACGGAAAAGAATAAAATCCGTGCTATGATTCTGGAAGCAAAACGTCGTGAGAAGTCTATTCGCTGGCATGAGCGTGGCGACTGGTTTCTCAATGGCGAACTTGACCTAGACTATGTTGCTAATGTAACGTGGGCTTGTGAGAGTATTCTTGCCGATGGTGATACGTTGCCCGATATGTGGTTTTATACTCATATCTACGATTCTCGGCTTGTGAGTCTGGAAAAGTATATGAATGTGTACGCTAGTGTGCATGACGATAACGATATGGGCGAAGCACTGGCACAGGGGTTCAAGCTGTTCGCATGGTGTGACAGCGACATGAAGATTGCTCCGAAGCGTCCTAAGAGCAAAGCAAAAGCCGAAGCATGGCGACAAGCACTGCCGAAGCTGGTGGTTCTCAATGCCACAAAGTTTGTGGTATGTCCAGAAATCCGTCGTGGTAGGTCAGAAATCACTTGCACCGGCACTAAAGATAGTATATCATGTGACTTGTGTGTTCGTGGTTTGGCTAATGTCTTGTTTCCAGCCCATTGAAAGGAATAAAAATGAGCTACGTTGGATTGTATGATGATGCAGGAAGTAAAAATGCTTTCTATATTGTCAAAGATAAAAAGATTGGCCGGAAGCGCGTGGGCTTCAAAGAGTTTGAGAACGAACAAGAGGCACAGTTTGCCCATCGTGTTCAGTCTCATTTGGCACAGTTTGATTTGGCCCCTATGGTATATGGGGATGTTGGTTTTATTCGTAGGCATGATGGTGAAATGACTTGTTATGGTTATTTGACCGAAGTTGCTCGGCCTATGCCAGAATGTCATGATGACGAATATTGTGATGGTGAATGTTTTCAGAGTTGCTGTAAGAATGGTATCGCTATCATGCAAGTGGTGTCTTATTTGAGCGAATATGGTTTGGATTATAACGATGCCCATAGGGGTAACTTTGGTTTTGTTCGACGCAAAGGATACTGGATTCCAGTTGTAATTGACGTAGGTATTGAGAGTTTTAGCGATTGGGATGAAAATATTTATGGACAGTTTGATTATGCTGCTGACGAGTTTGATGAATACGGGCGATGTAATTGTGTTCAATGCAAAAAGTTCCGAGAGGAAGAATAATGAGCAAATACTATATCAAATGTGGGACACTAGAACTAATTTATTCCTGCAATAAATGTCCACGGGATGCTGCGATGGATGCTATATGGGAAACAAATGAAAATGATACACTAGATGAGCATATCTATCTTGATGAACGTGGATATAAAGACTATACAAATGCTGATGGATTAACTTGCGTATTACATACTAGCCATATTCTAAAAGATGCCGGATGGACTTTAGAGTAAGACTAGCCGCAAACCCTTACTGCGACAGCACTTAGGGCGAGCGTGGCCGCCCGGCTTTGACGTAAGTCCTTATCCCACAACGCTTTAGAGCAAATCTAAAAATCTTCTAAAGTTTCTACGCTGGATTGGTCGATAATGTAGATATGAGAACGAGACGAGAATCAACAAGGGGTGAGAGAATGATCCAGTGGGTTGGGATTGTGATTACGATTTTAGGTTTGGCATATACGGGAATCAAGGACTACCAGAAAGGGGACATAAAATTTCCCAAGATGCCTCAAAAACAGGTCTTGACAAAGGTAGTTTATCCGATACAATACTGTCTGATGGCTTACGACCCTAACATTGATAGAATTTTTTACCTACACGAAAATGGAATCTGGTATGATTACCCTCCACAACAACGACGATATTCGACCACGCCGCAACCATATCAAGCTCAAGGTCAGGCCGCAGTGGCAAGTCCCTACGGGACACAAGGAGCATCGGTATACCGTTATGGACAATCGCCCCAAGCGTCAACGAACCCGATCCGCTGAAAATCGCAGGGCTTGCGACAACGGAGACTATTGAGTATAATAGTAGGATTGCCGATGTAACTCAGTTGGTAGAGTAGCAGTTTTGTAAACTGCCTGTCATCAGTTCGATTCTGATCATCGGCTCTCCGGGATGGTGAAACGGTATCACAAAGGATTTTGGTTCCTTTTTTCTACGTTCGAATCGTAGTCCCGGAATTTATTGGCTCGTAGCTCAATGGTCGAGCTGGCGGCTGTTAACCGCCCGGTTGTAGGTTCGAGTCCTACCGAGCCAGTTGGAATCTTGGCCGAGTGGTTTAAGGCAGCGGTTTACTAAACCGCCGAGGGTTAAAATCCTCCGTGGGTTCGAATCCCTCAGATTCCGCTAAAGATTCTCTTGACAACAGACGATAACTATGGTATGATCAAACAACACGGGGCGTAAGGTAAGCCGGTTGCATCCGACACTCTTATAAGGTGTTCATAGGTCTGTTCGACTCAGACACGCCCTATTCGGAGGCTGACGATTGAGTTACGATGGCTGGCCCTATAGTCTAACGGCTAGGACGACAGCCTTTCACGCTGTAGATTGGAGTTCGATTCTCCATAGGGTCATTAGTTTCTGCTAATCCTTCGGATTTGGAAGTTTTGGGAGTAGTCAGCCAGAATTTCTAAGCCTTGACCACTTGACAAGTCGATATTGATATGGTAGACTATTGGAACAAGAAAGGAAACCTGAGATGAAGAATCTTCGTATCTATGATATTGTGACTGAGGACGGTAAGACCCTGGCCGACATTCAATTGTCCGTGCAAGAGGATTTTGATTGGGTCGATGTATTTGATAAGCTGTATGATATGACCAGTGAGAATGTAGAAAGCTATTCTTACGAGGAGACTACAGTAAATCCCGAATAGTTTGATGGGCCTTTAGCTCAATTGGCAGAGCAAGGAGCTTTTAACTCTTAGGTTCGGGGTTCGAGTCCCCGAGGGCCCACTTGACAGAGACAATTGTTGGTGTAGAATACAGGTAAGAAAGGGAGTAAATTATGAGATATGAAGATCACTACGACGGCTACAATTATGACTATGATGATCTTCTAGAAAATACTGAGGATCTTGGTCTAGAAGAAGAACCTTGGATGCAAGACATTGAGGAGGATGATGATCAGGTTCCATCTTATGGAAAAAATTATTATCCAAACATTTCAGAAGAAGATGACGATTAATATTGTGGATGCTTCTAGGTGGGACTAGAATCTTTTCTATTATTTCTTTCTTTTCTTGATAAAGTACGTTCGAATCGTACCATCCACTCTTTTTTATGAACACTTTCCAGCAAGAACTTGATGATTTTCGTCGTACCCCTGACGGAAAGATTATCCAAGGCGCTGCCCATACCAGCAGAGTATTGAATCACAAATATCGAAATAGTGTGATTATCAAGGCTATCTGTTCTCTGCGTAAGATTGAGAATAATTTTGATAGTATTGCTTGCTGTGGAGTAAGTGGCTTGATGGTGGTACCACAGATTGCAGAGATTCTTAATAAGAATATTATTGTTATTCGTAAGGGTGAGCGACGGTATAGTGAATTCTTTATCGAAGGCGTTGCTCCATCTAATTATGTTATTGTGGATGATTTGATTTGTTCGGGAAGCACAGTTAAACGCATTATGAACAATATTCATGATGATGTTCCACGAGCAAAATGTATTGGTGCATATTTTTATATGGGAGAAGAGTGCGCCTATAATGCTTCCAATTCTAAACTTTTTGAGAAGCAGTTTGGAACGATCATCCTAAACCCTTACCAGCCAAAGACTTAGAACAAAGCTGGCCCGCCCCGGCCTCCGTAAGTGCTTACGCAGCAACGACTTACGACACGAAATTTTTTCCAAAGTTTTTGCTTGACAGTGACGATAACATACTGTAGAATGAGTGAAGTAGAACGATTGAACACAACACGAAAGGGATGATTATGGCTCATGCAGTTGAACAGATGATGTTTGTTGGTGCGACCCCGTGGCATGGTCTTGGTAACCAGCTTGACGAAGCTCCCACAGTTTCGGAGGCGATGACTGCCGCCGGTTTGGATTGGGAAGTTGGTCTGAAGGATTTAGTCACGGTGGACGGTCAACCCGTTCCGGCCCGTGCTACCTATCGCAAGACCGACGATAGTATTCTGGGCGTTGTCGGCCCGCGATACACTCCGCTGCAAAATAGCGAAGCGTTCGATTGGTTCCAGCCATTTCTGGACGCTGGCGAGTGTGCATTGCATACTGCCGGTTCTCTCCATAGTGGTCAGAAAGTTTGGGTTCTGGCCCAACTGAACCGCGACAATAGCGAGATCGTGAAGGGCGACGAGGTTGGGAAGTTTATTCTTCTCAGCAATTCGCACGATGGCACGACCGCTATCCGGGTTGGCTATACGCCGATCCGCGTTGTGTGTGCAAACACTATGGCGATGGCCCATAGCAAGAGCAGTGGCTCCAAGTTGATTCGTATTCGTCACACACGTTCCAGCAAGACCAATCTGGAAAACGTGCGAGATATTATGGATAACATTAACATGGAGTTTGAAGCGACTGCGGAGCAGTTCAAGTTCCTCGCATCGAAGAACTTCAATCAGGCCGACGTTCGCCGGTATGTCAAGGTGATGCTCGACATCGACGGTACGCCGGACGATCAGATCAAGACTCGTACCAGAAATATCATGGACGAGATTCTGGCTCTGGTCGAAGGCCCGAAGCAGAGTGCAACGGGGGTTCGTGGAACGTGGTGGGCCGCGTACAACGGCTACAACGAGTATCTGAATTACAACAAGGGTCGCACCGAAGATAATCGGCTCGACAGCCTGTGGTTTGGACTCAACGCGAACGACAATACCAAGGCTTTGGAAAAGGCTATGGACTTCGCCCAAGCACTCTAATCTCCTTCGCCATGGGGGTTGCACGGGAGCCGCCACTCAGCAATGGGTGGCGGTTCTTTTTTGTAGATGTTCTGCTTGACGTAAACCCTTACCAGTAAAAGACTTACGTCGAAAGCGGCCCGCGAATTTAGTCCTAAGTTCAATACTGGCAAGGACTTACGAAAAGTTTGTCAAAGAATCTCACAAGTTCCCTATTGGCAATGGGTTACGATGTCGATATACTGTATAGTGATGTAAGGTGTTATCTGGCAAAGGGTTAGGTTAAAATAGTAATAGAATTGTAATAAGCTATTGGATATTTTTCCAACCTTTATTTGTCTCGCCTAATCCAACGGATTCGCTGACGTTGCTGATAGTCAGCCGGAATATCGTAGTAGTAACAAGCTGCTCTTATTCTAAGTTCTTATGTTTCAACCACTTGCGACAAGTCTTAGAGTGTGGTATAATGAAAAGAGTAACAACGATAGTAACAAACTGATCAATAGTTGAGACTTATTCTCAATAGATAAAGATGGTTAGATATTGTTGTCTAATCTCATAGTCAGGAAAAAACCGGGAGCCCTTGTGATGCAGAAGGAAAGAATTATTGTGACCGATGAAAATCGACAGGATATTACTAGTATTTATTGCCACAGACTTTTGGATGATATGGACTTTGATACCCTCTATAGTTTTGCTTATGATATGTTGAAAGATAACAAGGAAGGATTGACTAATGAAATGTTGACCAATCAAATTATTGACTATTACCCTGATATTCTGGAGAACTAATGCCTATTCTTGCAATTCTGGTGATTTTATACGTTGTTATTGATGGAGCTATTAAATTTTATGCAGATAGATATTAGTAAACAAGAAGCATGGAAACTAATGGATGCTATTAGTGCCTACATGAAAGATTATACTGTTACCGGTCCTGTTCATAAAACGTTCGACAATATTACTAAAAAACTAAAGGAGGTTGTCAAAGAATAGTAACTGGTGGTGAGAGACCGGTTAGTATTGTAAGTTGTTTGCTCTTAAGGATTTGCGTCAAAAGTGACGATATGGTACAATGGAGCTAACGGATACGATATCGTAGCTTGATAGTTGTTTGCTTGTTCTTATTATCTCTTCCTAATTTTATAAAGGAATCTATATTGGCCATTCTGCTGCTAGTCTTCATCCTGTTTTTTACCAAGTGAGTCATACAAACATTATATAGGTCAAAGCCTGAAAAAGCAAGGTCTGACACACCATTCCTTAACCCTTATAGGCTGAATTCTTAGAAGAGTAATGATACAGAAGAAGATTGATTAAACACTGTTTTGTACTTCAAACTTATTCTTTCTTACCCAGCTGTATAATACATAAAAAAACCTTATGGTACTGTCAAGCTAAAAAATTTTTTATCACCAATCGCAAGGAGTTTATCTATAGCTTAAAGCATCTTCTGCTATAACCATTAATGTTGGTTACGCACAGGGTTGATCTGTTCTGGAAGTCGGCCAAAGAAGTCGATAGAACCATCAGGGAGGTCTTGTGGCCGTCATTTTTTAATAGCATGTGAAACGAGAGCAACACCATCCTTTAATTGATTCTGCGAGGCCCAAGGATAAATTAATCTTACAATATACCATTAGTATCTCAAGACGAATCAGCGAACGCTGAAGTTAAGAGATTCCAGATAAAAAAAGATTAATAAAATCTCTTTGTGCTATTAGGCCGCTTTCGGTATAATAACCAGAGTCAACGGAGCCAATGGTCAAGCACTTGGTGAGACAAATGCGGGACTGATGGAATCATGGGCAAAGAGTTGTTTTTTAACTTTTAACCATGAGGTGTATTATGCGTGCTAGATATGTTAGTCAGATTAATCGTAAGGAAATTCAGAGAAAGTATATTGATCAGATATTAGGAGAATTAGATTTCATGCAGATTAAGGATAGACTAAGAGACTACCTTGAGCATGAAAAAGATAAAGAATCTAATTATGCCTTAGAAGCTGAGATACGGAAAGAAGCACCAGATGTTTTGGTAGAAAATTGGGAAGATTTTAATGGTCCTGCTACTCTCACAGAAGAGGAGCATCATCATGCCTAAGAAATTTCACAGAATAATTTCTTTTGAAGTAGAGGGTGAAATTTATGATCATTCTACTACTCCAGAAGATATTCTAAAAAGTTATGACTGGCATTTTAAGGGTTTTCATGATAACCATGAAGACAAATGCTTCTTAGAATCTTCTCATGATGATCGTCGTGGACGTATTACTAAAGTTATTCGAAAGAATAAGATTAGTAAAACCGATAAGGCAGATACAGAAACTTTTACAATTAACCAATGAGGTGCTTTATGAATTATACATTAGTTTATTGGAGTGTTGGAACAATCGTGACATTGTTAGCATTAGTATCGTTATATTATTACTCATGTCATTGTTCTCCTCCAGCGATTAAATAATAAGTTCTACTTGAGGATCAAAGCCCCAGGTATACTATAAATAGGGGATCAGTCAGGAATGATTGGTCTCCTATTTTTATTTAAATTGGTGGGTCTGTCTCACCTAAATATATAGGGTTGGTTTTTATGGCTATAGTCAGTCGGAATATGGTATCCATTTCTTTGAATAAGAATTTGGATTGTAATGATTTGTGTGGGAAAATTCAAAATCTCATTAATAGTTATTCCAAACAAAATCCCCAATCTCATGATACTTTGTTACGAATAGAAGTAGTTCCTATCAATGATTCTATAGAATGTTTATTACCAAAATTAGAATTTAAAAAATGATATTGACATATCTATAAAAAATTTTACTATAACTAATAGTCTCACCTAATCATCTGGATTTGGTTTTTATGGTAACAGTCAGCCGATCATAAGGATAAAAACAATGTCAAAAAAGAAAGCTACTCCCAAAAAGAAAACTTGTTCCAAGAAAGTTTGTAAGAAGAATTGTGTTACTGAAAGTTGTGACAAAGTTGAGCAGGTTGAACCAAAAATTGTAACCAAATCAGGATATTTTCTGGGCTTGATTAAAAAAGTTTTTGGTTATGAATGAAATATTTAGTAACTTAGGATTCTTCATGTTGGGATTGATTCTAGTAGAATCAGTAGTATATGTTGGAGGTTTATATTTTGTCTCTTATCTTTCTAGGAAAGACGACAATGATAGTTCAAATAATTTCCACAGTTAGTAAACCAATTTGTCCAACCTTTATACATGATGATCCCACAAGAATATTCATCCTCCTCATAGGACTATTACTCCTGTTAGCCATAACGGCCAAAATCTTGAGATATTTTAATGACACATAATGACCCCTTGATCAAATATGGACACCTTATTATTTTCTTCTGCATCATCGCACACGGGGCTTTAGTAGCATATTTAGAAGAATACTTATATGAGGATGATAATTATGATGAGTAAATCAAAATTTAAAGAATTTCACGTTCCTTTTATCAAAAGCTTACTATTTGTTGCTGTAGTAACGGTAGCATCTATGGTTTCTGTACATTATTATCTTAAAAAACCATTATCACCCATATCAAAAACCCCCACTTATACCTCTCAAGAATCCCAGTATGAGTCCAAATAGGACTTTGTTTAGCTAATACGCTCTATTTACTGGCTAATTGTATATTAATTCACTTATTATCTTAGCCCGTGATGGAATTGATGGGATAACAGGCTAATTGTAGCACTTCTGATTAAAGTTGTCAATACCCCTTTGTCGATACTTGACGAGAACGATTCTTTGTTGTATACTGCTATGATGGATACTGGTAGTAAAAGTAATAATACAGGGGAAATTTGAGGTTTTAGGATGTATAAGACGATTCAATTGACTGATAAGGAACTAGAACTTTTAGCCTCTATGATCCAGTATTATATTGACCAAAAGAAGGATAAACCGGGCTTTGAAATCAATAACTCCCACATTCTGCTTCGTCATATCTGTGGGATAAAGTCCCGCAAAGGGTCTAATCAAATAGTAATCAGTGGGAAATGAACCCATAAATGAAAAAGAAATCAAATGAAATCAGATTTTGCCAATTTGCATGATGATTTTGTTGAGATTCTTCACAATCCTCATTTGAAGAATAAGTGTTATATGGTGAGATTAACTAATTATGCTAATGAACGATATACAATGATGGTGAATAAAGAAGATTTGGGGAAACTGGCTAATCTAATCAATAGCTTTATGGAGAATAATTAATGGATGATAAGACCAGACTAGCGGCTATTGTTAGTGAATATGAGAAAGCTCAAAAGAATATTCAGCCAGTATGGATTGGTGAAGGATGGTACAAGGGTACTCCTAATTCTTTTAACTATTTCTCTTCTGGATTTGAGGCAGGAATAGAATTTTATAAGCAACAAAACATTGGAGATAAATAATGAGTAGCGTTGTAATCAAAGATAGTTATAAGGCTGATGTTTTCAATTTCGATATGGAATGTTGGAAACAAGAAATTCCTAATGAGATACTGTTTAATGAAGATGGAACAGTTAAGGACGGGCCTTGTACTAAATGAGCTGAACTATATAATCTGACTATTAATAATGTGATCAGTTGGGAATGGACTAAGATGAAGTTAACTAGGGATGAAATTCGGGGATTAGCCAATTTTCTTAACCAATTTGTGGAGGATAACCCATGAGCGATAAACTACAAAGTAATATCAAGAACTTTATTGTGGATTATGATAATACTGAGAATGATTTTAATATAACCGATTATGATTTGTGGCTTGAGACTGCCGTTAATCTTTTAAGGGAAGTTTTGGATAATCAATAATGACCAAGAAACTTAAGAAAAACATAATCAAGTTTTTAAAAAATTGGGATAATAATACTCCTGACGGATATGAATTCTCTCTGTGGGATTATTGTAAAATTATGGATATGACAATTACATTATTGAGAGAGAGTGTTGCAGATGAGTATGGATTCAAACCTAAGACATTTTTGGAGAGCATAACTGATGACCGAAAATCCGCTACAACTAGCAACTAAAAATTGGATAGAAGCAGTTCAGAAGTATTATGAGAATACTCGTAGTAATGAATTGACCCAAATACATATGAGGGGGTATTTTAGTGGTTGGAGCGAAAGAGAGATAGTGAATTTAGCGAACAAATTGGCTAAAAATGAAAATGATTATCCTTTGTGGAGAGATAAGGAGAACAAATAATGAAAACTGAATCTCTCAAGGGTAAAGACTTTATCTTGCATATTTGTAAAGGAAGATCAACACACCCAGATCATCCTTATCAAATAGTATTGAGTAGTCAATATGTTTGGCCTAATCTTAGTAAAGATGAACTAAAAGACATGGCTGATTTTATTAATGAATTTGTGGAGAATAACTAATGGCTGGACTTGTATTATTTGGTATACTAGGATATATGGCTTGTGTACGAATTTATGATTGGTGGAATGGATATGGAGAGTTATTTTAATGGAAGTTAATATCAAACAAGAACTATCTAAACTTGATCGTAATGATTTTATGGCAGTTGTTGATCTGGTTGATAAGATAGTATATGATCTTAGCGATCTTCTTATTGATGTGGGTGATGAAATTATGTTGGCCGCTGCAAAAGACTATATGATTGATCTTATTAATCCTGCCCTATTGGATTTTGATAATGAACAATCAGAGCAAATGGAAATTGCTAGAGAGGTTATGAAACAAGATATTGAGTGTCTTAGGAATTTAAGTAAAAATAATGATGACCTTACTAAGAACTCTGAATCTTGAATATGATATTGTTGAGATTCATTACAATAAACTTTTAAAGAACAAACCTTACTTGATCAGGGTTTTTAGTTATAATAATAGTGATCCTACTGAACTAAGATTGGATGAGGAACAGGTGAATAATTTGTATCAAACTCTTAAAGAATACTACCTATTATGAAAATTCAAAATAAGAAAGAAATCGTACTCAGCGTCCAAGATGTTCAAGATATTCTTTTTGACCATTTGACCAAAGAGCATAGTTTGAACGGGGACTTTAATTTTGATTTTGTTGTTGTCAATAAACCATTTCGTAGTGGTATTCATGATTCTTGTGATCGTCATGAATTTGATGGGGTAAAGATTGTGGTGACTCATGATTGATCAAGAAGTTTTAAACAAAATTAAAGAACAATATGAAAAAGCTAAAGCTCTAGCTAAAGAAGTTTGGGATGATGGAGATCATGAGGGAAATACTAATGATTTTTATTATTTCCAATGTGGATTTGCGGCGGGTTTGAACTATCAGCGACTACAAGCACTAAATAAATTGAGCCAACTTGATCAAGAACTAGGACTAGATTAACATAAAAATGTTAACCCTGTTCCCGTCGAATGTTTACGCTTAGTGCGTAGATCAACTAGGCTAATTGCCGACAGAGTAGGCGGGGCGGGGTTAACTATAGGAATATTACAAGTAGTATGAGAATCATTAACGAAAGACGATCTCAAATAGATGGCAATACCCTAATATCTTGTATATTAGAATATAATGGTAAATTGTTTAAGATTTCTGATTGTCCAACTAAATTATTTATATGGTCAGAATTGAATGGATGGCTATTTATAGATTATGGAGACACAAAAGAAACTACACAAAAAAGTATAGAACAATTTTTGTCGATAATGAAAGTATACACAAATGAAAACATCGGATGAACTTAAAGAAAGATTAAAAACAATAATACAAGAAGAATTTATTAACTCTTGGTTAGATGCTCCTAATCCGGCATTTAATAATAAAACCCCACGACAAATGATTATAGAACAAAATACTGATCAAATTAAAATGATGCTATATAGATTAGGAAGCGGAGAACCCACATGAAACTTAAAGACATAGTACCATATTGTTTAGATTCTTCCAGCTATACAAGTAAATACTATTGGCTTATAAGCGGTCTAATGTATAGCATTGATTCCCTAGAGAGATATAGCCCAACACAATCTCTGTGTAATCATTATGATGATCCATATTTTAGTTTTTTTCATCATGACAATCAACTATGCGACTATATCAAGTTAAATAGATACAATTTATCTAATGATAAAAAAGATAAGTATCCCAATTATCTATCATTAAATCTTAATCATGAGATTACTATTTTTAAGAACTTTATCATGGTTCATAAAACAGACCATACCACAAATAACGACGAGAATAATATTTTTGAAAGAATGAATTATTTTGTGGCAAATGGGCATGAATGTAATGCTCATCACTATACAATAGGTTTGTTTGCTAATGACTCGTTAGGAGGCATAGCAACTAATTTGCAAGATTTATTTAAAGACTTGATAAACCCGCCCGTCCAACCTAAACCAGCGGATTTGACGCTTGATGAGAAGCTAGATGATCTTATTGATGAGCTTATGAAAAATAGTAGAACTATGGCTGTTAAGAAATTGAAAAGGATGTTAAATGAACGACTATAATAAGTTAAGTTATGATGAATTATTTCAAATAAATGATGAGCTAAGATATATAATAGCTAATCTTAAAAAAGAAAAAGAAGAATATGAAAAATGTACAGCAAGAGTTTATTCTCCCAACAAAAGCTATAAAGAACTAGAACAAAAACTTGCAGAGACAGAAGAAAAAAGACAAAAAGATATTGACGAATTATGGGAAACACGAATTACTCCATTACAAAATGAAGTTAAAGATAAAAAGATACAACTAGAATCAGCATACAAATCTAGTGAATCTCAAAAAGATAGAATTAAAGCATTAGAAATGTCTATTACTGCCCTTAAAAGTAAAATAGATTATGCTATTGGTTACATTAGTGCTACTCCATATATGAGAGATAAGCATCCAGACGAAGTTAAACGATGGCTATTTAAGGAGTTTGAATGACAAATCAATTTAATATATCGAAAGATAATGATATTTATCTACAATCCCCAACTCTAAAAGAAGTATTAAGAGCTGGTGAGGATTTGTGTCATCACTTAAAAGTTTCTTATGATCCTTACAAGATTAGAATAACTAGTGATTATGGAACCAAAGTAGTAATTTACTACAAGGAAAATGACAACGACTAAAGATTTTCAAAAACAATTACTATATCTTATCACTAAAATAGAAAAGATAGAAGATTTATGCAAAGAAGAGGCTGCTGAACCATTCGGGCCTTATGTTGATACTATAGACTTTATGAAGGTGCTTGAAGGTAGTAAAAAATTAACATATTCAGAAGGATTAGAGGCGGGAATATCTCATATGGCAAGTAAAATATTAAGGATTCTTTATGAACGAAACTAATTTTGATATTAAACCAACAATAATAGTATTAGGAACAGTTATAGGGCTATTATTCTCTATTTTTGTTCTTAATCCTATCCATAAAAAGAAAGTACAAAAACTATCAGAGCCACCGCTGATAACTTGTAATCAATGTAAAGGCTCTGGAGAATATCCAACAGATGTTAATAAGCTTATGATGGATGCTAGTTTGGCATTATTCATAAATCATCATCTTATGGTTGACAAGTGTGAAAAGTGTGTTAGACTACCCTATGGTGATGGTTACGATTATTGCGACATTGTTCAGAACAAATACAAGATTTTGCTTCAAGAATATGGTGCTGCTGGGCCGAAAATAGATATGGCAGCTTGTGAAAAATGTATGGGAATGGGCCAATTTACTTCCAGAAAAAAAGATGGGTCTTATATGACTCAGGAAGAATATAATGAAACCCATTGAAGTTGGATTTGATGGAACTATACAGATTTATAATGGAACTAGCAGTCCATATAAGATCATATTTGCACGATCAACACATGATGATATGGGGCCAGATGTTTGGTCAGCTAGTTGGAATCCGAACATAAATAACAAAATTAAGAATACATTTATTTGGTGGGCAAAGAAAGATGGGCCAGAATTATTTTATCGAAATACAGATGGTAAGCTGTTTACTGTAAATTTTGAGATTTTTAAGGAGTAGTCATGATGGCTAAAGGTTTTTTTAAAAAGAAAAATAATATATCACTATTACCATATGTAAGAGAGGATGTATACGGATTATCTGTAGATGATCCACAATCTCAAGGATGGGAACTTAGAAAATTTAATATTCCCAATTTATGGAAGGAATCTAAAGGAGAAGGAGTAGTAGTTGCTGTAATAGATACGGGCTGTGACCTGAACCACAAAGACCTAGTAGATAATCTATTACCCGGTAAAAATTTTATTGATCAAAATAAAGACCCTGTAGATGGTGCTGGTCATGGAACGCATGTATCATCAACAATAGCAGCGTCAGACAATGGATTTGGAATGGTTGGAGTAGCTCCTATGACTAAGATTGTTCCGGTTAAATCTCTCGGAGACAATGGAACAGGATCAATGACTGCTGTAGCAGACGGAATACACTGGGCCGCAAATCAATCTGTGGATTTTATTACCATGAGTCTTGGTTCGCCAGCCCCCTCAAAGCTTATAGAAGAGGCCATAACTTATGCTAATAGTAAAGGATGTATCGTTTTTTGTGCGGCCGGTAATAGTGGTGAAGATTCTGAAATAATGTATCCTGCTAGGTATAAAAATACCATATCTATAGGAGCAATAGACGAAAACATGAATAGAACCTCATTTACTTGTAGTGGAGACGATTTAGACTTTTTAGCTCCTGGACATAATATTATTGGATGTGTTCCAGGAAATAAATACGCTAGTATGAGTGGAACGAGCATGAGTAATCCTTTTGTTGTTGGTTGTGCTTCGTTGCTATTAAGCTATAATAATAAAAATAAAAAATATAGACTAAAAACATTTGAAGATTATATAGAAGTGTTCAAACTACACGCTATATCTTTAAACAATCCTAAGTATAAAGGAATAAGAAAATATCAGGGTTATGGAATTATTAATCCAGTGTTTTAATTTCTAATATCTCTCACGAAAATCGTGTTGGCCTTTCAGCTAAACGTGGTATAATTTACACAAAGAACTGTCTTTTGGAGAAAAAAATGAGATGGGTTTTTATTATAGCAAGAAACAGCACCATAGAGAAAGTTAAAGTCTTTGATGACTATTTTGTTGGAGAGGTTTATGCTAATGAATATCTTAGAATAGAATTCGGGGTTAATGAAGTTGATTTCCCAGAATATCGTAAGGGAGAGTATTATCAAAGTGCTGATTCTGGAGTGAGTATTGGTCTTTATAAGGACAATACTTAAAACTCAATCCTCCAGCTTGACATAATATAGCAGACATAATATTATTATGGTGTTAATCGTGTTGATTAACGATTAGTGCCATTTATGGACTAATTTTTACTATTAAACTATGACTATAGTTTGTAATGGAGGTTTATTATGAATCTTTCTATTTCTAGAAACGGCTATTTAGCCCCTCGCAGAGTTGATCTATTTTCTGAGGTTAGTAAAGAGTTAGACCAAGCTATGAATAATATTTTTGGTCATGACTTTTTTACTGGATTGAGTAAAAAGGGGAGAGGTTATCCGTTGATGGACGCTATACGCACAGAAAATAAATTAATCTTGCAATATACTGTGCCAGGAGTTAAGTTGGATGATCTAATAGTAGAATTGTCTGAGGATGGTGAAGGAAGATTGTTGACTGTTGGTGGATTTTTGCATGAGGATTATTTGGCAAAAAACGAACAATATCAGATTAAAGAATTGAGCAGTCAAGAATTTAGGAGAGTTATACGATTACCTTCAGACTTGAGTGAAAAAGAACCATTAGCGAACTTGAAAGATGGTATTTTGACACTAAGTTTTGATTTGATTAAATCTACTTCAGAAACTAATACTAAAACTAAAAAGTTGAAAATTACAGAAGGTTGATCTTTTTTGTATCTAAACGAGAGCGGGGGCGTAACTGCCCCCGTGTCTTTTTTCTCAAGGCTACTATTGACAAATGCCGATACTGTAGTATACTTGGGTATCCTTTGGAGAAAGTTTATGAGTCCAACAGTTCAACAAAAAGTTCAAGATTTACTTGACAAGTATTTTATTGGTCAGAGTAATGGTGAGTTGGTAATTAAGCAAGATCATCTGAATAGTTTTTTGTCAGAATACAATACTATTATTATCAGTCGTACAGTGGAAGTTTGTGGTTTACACTAATATTGGAGAAAATATGACAGTTCAACAGCTTCGTAATGATGGATATAAGGTCAGGGTTCTTCATAATCGACTTTACAACGGCTACTATAAATGGCAAGTAGGCAGCAAGCCCAGTGGTGATCGTGGTTATGGGCCTATTGATCCAGATACTAAAGGTGGATCAACTCAAATTGTAATTGATAGTCCATCTGGTGATCATTACGAGGGACTCGCTATTTGCAGTAAAAAAGAGAACTATAATAAAAAGCTGGGCGTTAGAATTGCTCTTGGACGTTGCAATATTAAACAACCAGCATATATTCCAGTAGAGGTAGAAAATGACTGATGAAGAAAAACTAGAACAAATAAAAAAACTTTGCAACTCTATTATATTTCAATGGACAACAGGAATTATTGAAAACGATCCCTATGAAGGAGGCAAGATAGTAGGAAGATCAGTATTAGCAGAAACTATTCTAGAAATTACTAACTAGGTTAGTTTATGTTTTATCTGATAGAATAGAATGTTGTGACAAACACAATGAAATCCTTATAATTATAAAAGATCGACAAACTTACCCCACAGGGATGTAATTATGTATAAATATATCTTACTATTTTGTATTTTCTTTGTTAATAATCTAGCATTTGCAGATAACTGGATACCATATCAAGGACAGAATAATACTATTATCCAAACACAAACAACTACTATATCTCAACCAGTTACTCCAACGTATGTTGTTTTACAGCAACCAATAATCGTATATCGTGCTGTTCCTTATGTCTGGTACAATAACTATGTAGTAGAGCAAAGATGCTTATTTCATAAAACACAAAGGATTGTTTCTGAACCAGTGGTACAATGGCTATATCAACCATATACTATTTATAGATGAATTCAAATATAAAATACACATGGGATCTATTTGATCAAGATATTAAAAGTATTATTGACCAAATCCATTTCAGTGAATGGATTCCCGATTATATAGTTGGAGTTAAACGAGGAGGTTTAATTCCAGCAATAAAATTAAGTCATTCTCTTAATAAGCCCATGATTATGATGAGCTGTCAACTAAGAGACAGTCAAGATAATGAAGTTAGACTCTATGAAGTGGAAGAAATATCCAAAGACAAAAATATTCTCATTGTAGATGATATATGCGACAGTGGGATCACTTTATCACAGATTATACTTAAATTTATAGCCAATGGATTTGATATAAATAGTTTAAAAACTTGTGCTATATTCTATAATAGCGAACAGAATTTTACTGTTGATTATTTTACTAGAAAATTGAAGAGATCTGTTAATACAGAATGGATTCATTTTCCATGGGAATAAAATATGAAAAAGAAAATTATAGTTATGGCTACTATTACCATAGAAGGTGATAATTTAACCAAAAATTTTATTTCAATTATATTGACTAAAATTCAAAAATATTTTCTTTATAAATTTAGATTTCAAGAATCCTTGTCTGAAATTGTCAGATTTGAATTATCTGATAATTTTGTAGAAATTAGTAGCCAATAAACAGTCTGATTTGGAATAAATTCAAGTTTTCGTGTTTGACAAGACGATACAGACATGATATACTGAGTGTCGTTAGGGTTTAGCATCTTATATTTACTCTCTATTTTTTAAGAAAGAAAAATGAATACTCAAATTGAATATCACGTTAAGCAATTAAATAATAAGTTTGTTGTGACCAAAAACAACGAGCCTATTACACTATCTTCTAATAGTAATCAAGGAATTGTCACAGAATTTGATTCCAAAGAAGATGCTGAGAAGTATTTGTCTATTCTGAAAACTTTGGCAAAAAAGTCTAAGTAACACTAATCATCTTAAAGATTTATCTATAATTAAATGCGAAAGAGGTTACACATGAACGAAAAAGCCAATGAACTGGTATGTGATTTCTATAATAGCGTTTGGGAGTACATGAAACAGGAATATAATCCCAAGTGGCCTAAAATCTATAATAGTGATCAGATATTAAATGATATGATCTACCTAACAGGACAATATTATTTTGGTGGCAATAGCGTACCTTTTACCGCTGGACAAATCGTAGATTTACTGAAAAGTAAATATGGAAAATGAAAATTTCACTAGAACACGATCTATTAAAGACAGAATATATTCGTACAAAATGTAGGGAAAGAGATGCCTATGCTCAAAACTTATATGCAGCCCTATGTAATAATCGTTTTTTTAAATACGACGAAGAATGGACTTGCTCATGGAGATACGCAGGAGGATTAGTTGCTGAACTTATTCGTAATAATGATAATATCAATACCGTCAGAGATTCTATGGATTACATGGATTGGTATTGTTCTGGTATTGGTGCAGATAACTGCAAAGGATATGTAGCAGAAAGCTGTGTTACTTCGGAAATAGAAAACGATCTTCTAAATTTAGGATGGATTATTAAACCATACCCAGAATATGAGATTTTTAAACAAATATGAAAACACACAAAGAAAAACTATATAAAGTTGGACATTCAACACTAGCAGAAACTATTCTGGAGATTATCAATAATGGCTAAGAGTTTTGAAGATTTGTTGAAGAAAACTTGTTCCAAAGATGTTATTATTGATGGATATAAGAAAACGATGAATTATTTTGCAGAATATATTGGGATGTCCCCCAAACAAGCCAATGTATTGCCAGATGATTTTTCAACGCTTAGAATTAAAGGGAAACAATTCAAGAGGCGTGACCCGTCACGAAGATGGTGATGAGAACATATAAAGAAGAAATAAGAAAAGTCCTTGATGATGTAAACTGTGATATTTGTGGAAAAAGTACCACTAACTATCCAGATGTCGGGCCAGATTATGCCACTCTTGAATCTTGTTGGGGATATGGCTCAAAAAATGATGGATCAAGATTTGAGGTTGATCTGTGCGAGTCTTGTTTTAATGATGTAATTGATTTACTGAAAGAAACAAGAAAGAGAATCTTGGGGCCGTTTAGTTATCCTTATGAAAACGATCCTTTAAATGGATATGAATAATTCAATAACTCTAATTGGTGATGTCCACGGTAAATACAAAAGATACCATGAAATTATCAGAGAAAAAGATCGTCATCCATATACTATCCAATTAGGAGATTTCGGGTTCGACTATGGTACAGTATTTAATGTGGACGATCAGAAACACAAGATCATAGGGGGTAATCATGACCATTATGATAGGATTATTCATATTCCTCATTACTTGGGAGATTATGGTTTCACCACATTGAATGGAATATCATTCTTTTTTTATCGTGGTGCTTATAGTATTGATCGTCAGTATAGAACAGTTGGGATAGATTGGTGGGAGCAAGAACAGGTTACTATTGATCAATTCATGAAGGCCAGAGAGCTTTATAGACAGATCAAGCCTGATATTGTTTTAACTCATGATTGTCCAGACGAGGTTAGTTTAAAGATATTAGATGCTAACCAAAGAAAATATGAGAACCTAACAGGGTGGGCTTTGCAAGAGCTATTTAATATTCATCAACCTAAGAAGTGGCGATTCGGTCATTATCATAAGAGTTGGAATATGAATATAAGTGGCACTGACTTTAGATGTTTAAATGAATTGGAAACGGAACTATTGACAGTCTAGTATCGGGTAGTATAATTAAAATGTTGATGCCGAAAGGTAGGGGTCGCGGGTATCCCCACAATCAACTTCCGTAGACTCTTAGCGGGATTCTGTGTAATACTGAGAAATACCGCTCTATTATTAAACGAGAATGATAATGACAACTTTTGAAGATTGGCTAAATACAATAGAAGGATTCTCGTTACGCTCTGAAAGAGCATACGATGACCTAGTTAAAAACCCAAAAGACCCTGTAGACAACTGGCAAGAAATTAAAACATGGCTTGAGGCAGCATACCATCAAGGCTGGGATGATGCCAAGGTTGCGATAAGAGAAAGTTTGAAATAATGACATATCCAAATTCTATTACCTCGTCAAAATTCGACCCTCTTCATTTGGAATGGATGAGCGATATACATTATAAGTGTCAATATGGATATTTCTTGATGAAAGAAAACCAAAATTGGGTATTTTTACCATTTGAGCATGAATTTGATACTAGCTTATTGTTAGATATAATTGATGCATTAAACAATCTAAATGAAAGTATAACAAATGAGTTATGAAGAATTTATTAAGTTAGTTGATAGTACAAGCACTAACTTTAATTGGAGATATGGTCAAGCTTTAATGAATGTCCTTCACGGAATCCATCCTGAAAAATATAGAGAGATTGTAGAATCAGATCATGATCCATATTATATAGAAGATAATGTTTCCAAAACCCTAAAGAAACTACAAGAGGATTGGAAAAATAAGTTATGATTGACATTAAAAAAGAATTGGCAAATTTAGATAAAAGTGATTTTATTAAGGTTTGTGATTTGGTAGACAAAATTATAACAGATATTTGGATAACAGCAAAACAAGAAAAGAACGAAAAATGGAGAGATGAACTAAAGATTGCTATAACAAAAGACTATATGATTGATCTACTTAATCCAAACCTATTAGACTTTGACAAAGAGGAACCATGAAAGGCCCATTGATTTATTACGAAATTAAAGATATGTACGGTAGTGACCTGAGTAGCACTAAACTTGCTACAGAATTGCGTAAGTCTGTACTTGAAGAAATTGAATTAGGCTTTAATGTAGATATTGATTTCAAGGACGTTCGTAATGTAACCAATGGATGGGGTAGGAATTTTATTGGCAAAATCGCTAAAGATAAAGGTATAAGCTTTATTAAGCAACACATCACTCTGTCTAATATGAATTATAGCGTGAAGCAAAGTTTATTGGAAGGTATTTCTGATGCAGAGTTTGAAGCTTTATACTTAAACAAAGATAAACAGGATATCATATTGAACGAGATACTACAATGATTTATTTTACTAGTGATACTCATTTCGGGCATTCCAACATAATCAAACATTGTGATCGTCCATTTGATAATGTCCATATAATGGATCAAATAATTTTCGACAATATAAATGAAGTTGTTGGACATGATGATACTTTGTATATACTAGGAGATTTTTGTTTTAAAGGAAAGAAACCAATAGACTACAGATTGCGTATAAACTGTAGGGATGTTCATTTAATTTTTGGTAATCATGATAAAAACACAGACTATTATTTAGACGAAATCACCAAAGATATGAACGGCTTTACCTCAACATATGATGTTAAAGAAATAATTTACTGTAATCAAAGAATATATTTAAGTCATTATCCTCATCGTTCATGGCCCGCTAGTCATAAGGGGTCTTGGATGCTTTACGGTCATGTACACTCTCGCTTAAACAATGAAGATAAGACTTCTGAAAGATTAACACTAGATGTTGGAGTAGATAATACGGTCAACTACAACAAGCCCTTTGGGCAACCGTGGAGTTTCAAAGAACTACAAAAACTATTTACTCAAAAGATCAAAACCCAATCGTAAGGGGTATTATTATAATAGACTCTTATCAATGAGGTTGTTATGATTATCCGCACTAATATAGATAGTGATTGCGAAGACAGAATGTACTATACCTACAAAAGCATGGGTAAAGAACAAAAAGAATATATCCCTAAGTACAAAACCAGACTCAGCGAATATGAAGCAGAGAGATTAATAGAAAGATTGCAACAAGACCCTACGATAGATAAAATCTATCTATACAAAATCAAATATAATGATGGCAGAATATCTTTATTTGCTAACCCAAATCACCCAATAGGAAAATTGAGTTGCGAAGATAATGAATGAAAAATGCGAGAGTAGCTCAATGGCAGAGCGTTAGGTTTCCAACCTAAATGTTGAGGGTTCAAGTCCCTTCTCTCGCTTTTAGTTAAAGAGGTTGACAACGCATGGTCGATATGGTATGATTACGGTAGTATGTCTCAACAAACATTTGATTTTTCATGGATTATTGATATCTGTATGGTATTAATTGTATATCTGCTTGTTTACTGGTATTTAGTTTAATGCTTACTATCGAATCAGCACCATATAATTCTTTTAGAATACAAGCAGTATCCAATGTAGAACTAGCATCTGCTTTTCTAAGACTACAAGAGCATTATGAAAGTCCAAATAATGATTTTAGATGCAGACCATTTACAAGAGGAGAGTATCAACAATGGTACACTCAAAGGCGTGGAGCATTTACATACTATTCTGATTGGACTGGATTTAATATACCAAGTAGGATCATAACCCCATTTATAAATGGACTGTTTGATCCTCTTACAACACTAGAGCAAGAATTAATAGAATTTTTTCGTTATTCTCCTAAAACTGATCCTTTCTATATTATAGGAGCAAATAGTGACGACGTTCTACATCATGAACTAAATCATGCTCTATTCGATTATAGTAAACCTTACAAAACTGCTATAACTAAATTATTTGACTCTCAACTAGAACACATAAAGTATGCTATGCAGTACCTAATCAATAAAGACTATCATACTTATATGTTGTACGACGAACTTCAGGCGTATATTCTGGATAAAGATACAGATGTTACTAATTTAATTACTAATTCTAATATAATCTTAAGCGTAATAGAACATTATCATCAGTACGGAGAAAATCATTATGAGAATAGATCTGGTTGAAAGTATTAAAGTAGGAGATACAATATACAATTGTTTTTTGGATAACTTAGTTGTCTCATCAATTTTTAAAGATATTGAGAATAATCGTATAGTTTTTGGAACTATAGACACTAGGCTGAATAAAGCCAGCTACGATCCTACTGATGTTTATTTTGAAGATTTATACGGAGAGAGTGATGATGAAAAATCTTGGGTAGAATGGGCTAAGAACAACAGAGATTTTTTATATGATTTTGACCATATTGAAACCGTAAAAGAAATTTACAAGACGGCATTTTGCAAAGGGTTTGAACACAAAAACAAAATAACCTATGAGGAGATGATGCAGAAATGAGTTGGGACGGAACCTTCAAATATGATCCTGTAGATATTTCTAAAGTTAATAATATATTGACTCAATACAAAGGCCAGCCGGTATTAGACTACATTATCGAGCTGTATAAACTTATCGAATATCAAAGACAAAGATTGTCAGAACAAGAAAAACAACTGGTTGCTATTAAACATAGCGAAGCTTGGAAACATTACGACAAACCTTTTGAGAATTATGATTCTTCTATTCGTAAGTTTGTTGACAAACCACCCAAATCTGGTAATATGAGTTGCTAACATGATGATCTCTGAAATTAAAAAGTGGGCTAAAACAAAAGGCTATGAAGTAATTAAAGACAAAGAAGATGGTCTTTATTATTGGGCTAAGTTAGATGCTGGGCCAGATGCTAGTGGAGTGGCTAAAAGCGTTAGTAAAGTAGCTACTGCCATCTTTAATCATATTACGGATAATAAATGGACAGATCATCAAAAAGAATTTCAAGACAATAAACAAGAAACTAAACAAATAACAATATCGGATTACTCATGAGCAATTATCTTAATATTGATATCCCAACATTCTGCTCATACCTAGATACTTCATTTCTATATGATAAATTACCAGATATCAATGCCAGTAGAATTCCTGTAGAGGTTTTTTCTTTTACAAGTATTCCTCAAAGGTGTGGTTTATTTTCTATAATGACAGAATATGGCAGTCAACATGCCAGAGTTCCTATTCATTATTTAAGAACAAAAAATGTTGGAGGAACTGATTATCCTCTGGACTGGATTCAACTATGGGATAGTATTAGTTACTATTGCTCTATGAGTATAAATTCTTATACGAAGAACAGGGCTGCTAAAATTATGTTAAAAGATCAGGCTTTTGAAAAAGTAAAATATCTCTTTACTATTGATTGGTGTTTAGGGTCGCAGTATGAATTGGGTTATGGAGAAATGGCTGCTGGTCATAAATGCGGTCATGTATTTGAAGGAAATGGTCAATATTTTATTCAACCAAATAATAGGGTATTATGGATGGATGGCGGAAGTTGGATAGCAAAAACATTTGACAAGAAACCAGATTGGAAAGTTTTTAGTAAAGAATTTAGTTGTGAGCATACTGGTAGTAGGTGGGTAAGTAAATCAGAAGAAGAAGAATACTTTTATGAATTTAAAGAGGCAAAAGAATAATGTATGTCAAATTTGTGTCTAAATCAGACGAATGGTTTGATACTGGAACAGAAGTTTTTGATGCTACAATATGCGATTGGGGAAGAACTTTAAAGAGAATGGCTGTTGATGACTATGCCGTTTGGCTAAAAGCTGGACATATTCTTGGTAGAGGACTAAAGAATGGATTTTGGGATGAGGAACTTTGTCCATTAGAAGAGTTTGAAATATCATATACAGAGGATCAAGTATGAGTGTAAAACTAATTTCAGTGACTCCAGACGCAGAAAAGTTAATGGCATATTGTGCCAGAGTAAGTAATCCAAGTAATCAAGACAACGACAATTATTCAAAGCTATTGGCTTATTGCATTAAGCATCAGCACTGGAGTATTTTTGAACAAGCTTTTATGACCGTTGAAATCAACACCACAAGAGGATTAGCTGCTCAAATTCTCAGACATAGAAGTTTTACTTTTCAGGAATTTAGTCAAAGATATGCTGATACTACATTACTAGCTGAAGATATTCCAACTTTTGAATTGCGAAGACAAGACAATAAAAATAGACAGAATAGTATTGATGATATATCTGATGAGACTAAAGTAAAATGGAATACTAAAATTCGTGAACATTTTGCAAAAGCTAAGTCTATCTATGATGGTATGATAGCTGACGGCATAGCTAAAGAATGTGCTAGATTTGTTTTGCCATTAGCAACTCCCACTAGACTTTATATGAGTGGTTCTATTCGTAGTTGGATTCACTATATTGAATTACGATCCTCAAATGGAACTCAAAAAGAACATAGACTTATTGTAGAAGAAATCAAGAAAGTTTTTTCAGAACAATTCCCCACAGTTTCAGAAGCACTAGGATGGAATAATGGAAATGTATAATATCACAGCACAGGTGTATGAATTACATGACACTTCTAAGCAACATCTTTTAATTAATCAAGTTATAGATGCTGATTCAGAAGAGGATGCTATTTTTCAATTTAAGAATCAATATCGTATTAAATTTCAGGTAGTTAAAATCCATTCAGTAGAACAGTTTGAATATGGAAACCAAACCTAACTTAACTCTTAAAATTGTTAGAGAATTACTTGATCATGGATTCTCTGTACTATTATATAACGTAGAACAACTACCAGATGCTTGTGGTGGATGGTGTTCTATTGATGAAAATGAGAGAGAATTTGTGGTGGCTATGAAGCATCACATGGGCTTTGAGATTCTGATTCATGAATATTGTCATTTCTTACAATGGAAAACTGATCGTAAATTATGGGATAAAAGTATGTCTACTTATGATATTCTTTTTGACTGGATTAGTTTCCCCTCACTGGTTCATAATGCTTTTATTAAGGATAATAAGTTTACTCAACAAGAACTAGATCAAAGTTTGCATGATATTCTAGAGATAGAACATGATTGTGAAAAAAGAGTTCTGAAATTAGTTAAGAATTGTCCTATTGAGGATTTTGATACTGATAAGTATATTCGTGCTGCCAATGCTTATTTGTGGTCTTATCATTTAAATAGAGAATTAAGAATGAGACCTAAGAATCCTATTTATTCAGAAAGAGTGCTGGAGCATATGCCGAATACTTTTAATTCCGATCTATCTTTTTATCTAGATCGTTATAATCTTACAGATACTATTCGTCAAGCATTGCTGGCTGAATACGAATAAAATAATTAGTATTTATTACTCTTAGAGAGATTCTCTTTAGCCCATAAAGGTTGCAAATTTGTATAATGAAAACATTCTTTTTGTCGTTCTAAATCAGTTAAATCAAAACTAGAACAAGGTTTAACATGATCAATATGCCATTGTCCCATATTTTCCCATGTCATTCCATCTGTAAATTTAGATTCCAAATATATTTTTAATTCATTCCAGTTATTGCATCCAGTTAGACTTAAAGAACTACTAGCCTTATATCCATTTTTAATTGCATTTCTAATTCTATTTCTACAATAGCAGGCTATTCTTGCTGATGGGTTTTTATCTCTATATTCTCTATGATACTGAGAACGATCATTAATTTTTCTCCAATCTTTATTCCATTGTTGAAACTTGTCTTTATTTTTTTCATAATATGTTTTTCTATATTCTGTCCTATCTCTAGTATCTTTATGAGTCGCTCTCCATTCTTGACTTATTTTTCTACAGCAAGATTTGCATTTAGCTATAATCCCTTTTTTACTGTTTGGTCTATGATCAGCATGATATTGACTTACTGGTTTTCTTATATTGCATTTACTACATATTTGTGTTTTAGTCATATTATTCTCCTAACACAGTCCGATACTCATTATTACACCAATCGTCCACGATAGAGAAAAAATAAAGATTGACACGCAGGTTTGTCGATGATACAATACGAGCATCAAACAAGGAGTTATGTGAATGGGTAAAATTGGCCTTTGTTGTATCTCTCTCAAACTTAAAGAACAAGGTTTTGGTCATCAGACCATGACATTCAAGCGTTTTAACTCTTTGCCGCGAGAAGAAGCACTAGAAATTCTTGGATCACGAATCCAAAACAATTTGATGGTTACTGATAAGACTATTCAGTTTTGTGCAGAAAATAATTATGTTTATCGTGTTAGTAGCGATATTTTTCCACTAATTACTTATGATGAAGCCAATGTATCTCTTGAAGATTTACCCAATCACGACCTTATTCAAGACGAGTTTGATAATATTGCACAAACTATTACCAATACTAATGTTCGTGTTTCTTGTCATCCTAGTGAATTTAATAGTTTATCAAGCCTCAATCCACAAGTTGTCGAAAAAACAATTACGGAACTCAACTTCTACAGTAGTTTCTTTGACAGAATTGGACTTCCGGCAGATCGTAGATCGCCCATGAATTTTCATGTTCACAATAATAATGGAACTAGAGAAGAAATTGCTCACAGATTTTATGAAAACTTTAAAAAACTGGACGAAAACTGCCAAGCCCGTATCACAATCGAAAATGACGACAAACTTAATTGCTGGAGCGTTAAAGAATTGGTAGATATTTTTCATCCAATTACAAGAATCCCAATCTGCTTCGATTATCTTCATCACAAATGTCATTCTAATAATTTGACAGAATGTGAAGCTATTAATATGTGCTGGGATACTTGGCAAACCACTCCTCTATTTCATTACAGTGAGAGTCGCCCAGGTAATAATCCACGAGCACATTGTGATGTTCCTACTCAGCCTTTTGATACTTATGGTCTAGAATTTGACGTTGATTTTGAGGTCAAAGGTAAAGATTTAGCTATTGCCGAATATAATGAAACTTTAACTACACTTTATAAATAAGGAGATACAAGATGGCCCAAATCGGTGCAATTTCTATTAGTCCAAATGTTAATACTCAAGCAATGATCAGCTTGCTTAAAGAAGATAAGAAGATTACTATTGGTCAGGAACAGACTGCTGCTGATGGTACTAAATATATTCCAATAGAGAAAAATTAAAATGTCAGCTAACCTTATTCTTATCACTGGCTTGATTTATCTTTATATAGCCGTGGAACAAGGTTATCTACACAATAACTATGGTATGTTTATAGCTTATCTTGGTTATGCAGCAGCTAATGTTGGATTATATATGTTAGCTTCAAAATAAAGATATATTTATGAAAGAACCCAAAAGAATTAAACTTAATCCAGAAACTCCAGTATCCAAAGAAATAACTAAATATAGACTAGAGCCATCTTCTGGTCAAGATAATGATGATATTTATACTCCTATTGACTTGAGAAAAATAAACGAAACTTTGGATAACGCTGCAAATGAAGATTTTGAAAACAGCAATTAAATTATCTTATGAGAGGTTTATACCTAACACCTTTCAAAGACGATATCATTTTGCTATAGCTTTCGATGGAAATAAACCCTTTTGTCTCAGCCAAAACAACCCGATAAAGGTTAATGCTAAGGCTTTTAGAATGGGACAAAAGTTTAATATTCAAACATACAAGGAGTTCCCATATAGCCATGCTGAGTCTCATCTTGTTTCTCAATTACTTGATAGGTATAATTCCATTGATCCTAATTGGTCAATTGTTGTTGTGCGAATTGGCAGAGATGGAAGAATGAGATTAAGTAAGCCTTGCGAGAATTGTGCAAAGATATTGGGCGCTGTTGGTTTAAATGATGTTTATTGGAGTATTGGAGATAATCATTTTGAAGACAGTGACGATACTCAAATTACTATAGATAGTGATTACTTTTTTAAATACGCTAAGGGTAAGTTCTATGCTAAGAACAAGAGTTCATTACTGGTCATCTAGTAAGTTCGCTGACTGGATTAGGGGTGAAAAAAAACCATTTGCTCTAGAATGGGGAGAATGGGATAAATATTATAATGATCTAAAAAAGAGAAAACCATTTAGGTATTGGTTTACAGAAAAATTTTTACGCAGTTTACAAAATACTATTAATTTTCCATTAGACGTTTACAAAGAAATCAGGTACTATATTTGTAATCGCTATATAGATAAAACCCACTATCTCAAAACAGGCTTAAATCCTGGACATTACTATGAATTTGATTATCGTTTGATACATGGTCTTTTTAATGAACTGGTTGATTTTGTAGAGATTGAACTGGCCCATAGTATGACTTGGCAAAATAAAAATAAATACAAATTCACAAACAGTCGTTGCGTTGATGCTGCTTATGATTATTTTAAGTGGGCAAATAACTTGAAGGTAAAAAGCGAAACAGGTAAAAGAGTTTTGAGTGACCAAGCAAAAGCTAGTCGTAAAATTAAAAAACTTTATGAATGGTGGAAATATCAAAGACCCAATAGACTTAGCCCAATGGAAAAAAGCGGTTGGAATAAAATATATGATACTATGGAGTTAAATAATTTTAAAGATAAAGCTCCTAAAAATGCCCACAGAAACTATATGAAACTTGTCAAAATAGAAGAGGCATATGATCAAGAAGATGAAGATATGATGGTTGAACTTATTAAACTCCGTAGGCATTTATGGACATAATATATGTTTGAACCAGAATGGATGGAATATTTTCAAAGAGAAGCTCCGTTTTCATATTACTGTATAATATTCCTTTCGTTCTTAGTAAGAATTCTATGGTATTTTTCTTATCTAATACTAATATTATTTATGGTTGTTCCTATCTTTATGGTATACTCTGGCACAAAAGCCATAAAAATTAAATTGGTAGAAGATAAAAAACATAAAAAGTTACGCAAAGAAAAAGAGAAGCAGGAACAGCTTCATCAAAACCTATATTTAGATCATCTAGATAGAAATATAAAAAAGAAAAAGAAACACAAATAGTTTTTCAAGTCTGACAGTTGACAACTCCGATACCTATGGTATAAAAGAAGCGTTATCGCTACCAGAGTTTTGGAGAAATTATGAACTGCATATACTGTAAAAATTGTGTTGGTATTGAACGATATGAATTCCTTATCGAAACTAATAGAAATATTGTTTGTAAAGAATGTTCAGCAGAAAAGAAAGCTGTAGGATTTATGGACTGGGGACATAAGACTGCACCAAGTTTGGTTATGGTTCCTAGTAACGCTAAAGAAACTATTCGTATTCTTGATAGAGCAAACAGGAGAGCTAGATGAATAATATAACTTGGCTTGATCTATACAATTTCCTCTATAAACAAACTCATGATCTCGATAATCTTGGTAAGTTTAATTGGAATGATCCAGTAATTATTCACGACGCTTCTACTGGAGAAGAACATTCATGTGATACATATTTTATTAGTGACGATAACAATAGAGAGTATCCTGTTCTCTCAATAAATATGGATAGTATTTTTACTGAAAACAAGAAGGGTAGGTTTTAATGGATTTTGAGATCGAAAGACTACTATTTAGGCAAGTAGAAAAACCTAAATATCATTTAATGACCAAAATTATTAATGTATTTCATGATTATTATCGTATCAATGTTTACACCCAGATTGAAGAAGAAGGTTTGTTAAAGAAAAAGATTGCACAAAGTTATATGACTACCTTTAGGAATAACACCCTAACTATTATTCCTGATCCAGATAAAAAGCCAGATGATCTTAAAAAGAAAAGGTGAGTTATGCCGATAGCAACTTTAAAATTTAAACTACCAGAAGAACAATACGAGTTTGATACTGCTATTCAAGCTGGTGATGCTAAAAGAATGTTGTGGGATTTTTCTCAACAACTACGATCTTGGCAGAAATACAGCAATGATTTTACCGACGCGGGCGATGCTCTTGACAAGATTAGATCAGAATTTCACAGATTAGTTACAGAATATAATATCAACATAGACTAAGGAGATTATTATGCCACTATTTGAAGTTAATACCGTTTCTTTGTTTCGTCATAAGTATGTTATTGAGGCTAAGAGTCTTGAACACGCATATGATACTGTATTGATTGATAAGCCAGAAGAATTGACCCAAAAACATCTTGAAGAAACTATTCTTGATGGTCGAAAGATTGGTCGAAAAGAATTTGAAAGACTTTGCGATGAATCTCTTAACGATAGTACAGAATTGAGTAATGCTCATCTTGGAACACGAATTATACACAAGGTAGACTATAATGAGTCCTGAACTAACAGCTAAATTAATTTCAGCCTATCCTGAACAGTTTAAAAATCTTACATGGATAGAATGTGGGGATGGTTGGTTTAATATCCTATCCAGGCTATGTTATATTGTAGATAATCGTCTTCATTACAAGCAAAAGATTAATGAGCCTCTAGATTTTTTTTATTGGAGTCAGATTAAAGAAAAGTTTGGCGGGCTAAGAGCCTATGCTTATGGTGCTGATGAGTTTATTAGAGGAGCAATAGAAATGGCAGAAAGTATGAGCTATATAACTTGTGAAGTTACTGGAGAAAGAGGAAAGCTTCGTAAACAAAGAAGAGACGATGAAGGAGAGCCGGTTATGGCATGGATAAAAACCCTTTGTGATAGTGAAGCAGAAAAAGAGGGCTATATCGTCTAAAATTAGTGACTAAAAAGAAAAATTCGTGAACATTCTAAAGATTCTCTCTTGACAGTGCCGATAATTGAGTTATACTTAGGGTGTAACGTCAACAAACACAGGAGAAAAAGAAAATGGGTAAGGGTCAAAAAACTTGTGAAAAATGTGGAGCTACCACAGGCCCGCGAGCTTATATGTGTCCTAAGTGCAATGCTCCTTTCGTTTTTAAGGCAAAGAGCAAAGAAGCAAAGAACACAAAGATCATTCGTGACTTTAATTGGAAAGAACTTGTAAAAGGAGATAGAATCAGAGTGGGTGGAGGCCCATACTTTGTGAGAGGTGCAGACTTCATCCCTATGGGATATAGGGGTCGTTTTGTTGTGGAAGGAATTGATCAGCATGGAATTAAAGCATGGGGGCTGGACAAACACCAAGGCTTTTGTCACATCTATATGGGGCCAGACATTCAGAACAAAGAAACCCATGTTTGGAAAATTAAGCATAAGCTTATGAAACTCAAACCGAAGGTTGAGGCTTAGTATGATTCTTACTCAAGAACAAAAAGATCAAGTTAATAATCTCGTGAATTGTCGAGATCAAATTACTAACAAAGTATTGGAAATTGAAAATATTCTGAAGGCTTATTTTCCAGAAGAACTTGAACGAGCCAACCAGTTTTATCTACCTCAAATTATTACTGCTCTTTATGAGCATAAAAAGTTGCTAAGTAGAGGAGAGTATAGTTTACAGAACACCATTGATAAACTACTGGAACTGTCGAGAAACTCTGAACAAGATACTGGAGTAAAAAAGTTTTTTTAAATTTTGGGGTATTACATATTATGTCTGAAGATACATATTCGATAATGGATTTGCAAGGGTATGCTGATTCTATAAGAAAGGCTGCCGCAGAATCTTTTGTTGATTATAATGATAACGACAATTTGAATGACTATATAACCATTAATCAAACAATTAATATTATTGTTGGTTATAGTTTGGGACAAGACGAAGAAGGAAATTATTTGGTTAATGAAGAAGTATTTAATGATACTTTTGAAGATATTAGAGATTGGATTTTTCATACAGGATTGTCAAAATTAGCAGCAAAAGATTTAATCGAATGTGCGTGGGACGATAATTCAAATGAAATGATTTTCTGGTTAAATAAAGATGAAAAACAACCAAAACCATCAGATAACAGAAATTAAACTAGAAATAGATCACATCAAAGAATATCTACAAACAGAGGTTTGTAAAAAATGCGAAGAAATGTCTCTAAAACTTAATGAGTGTGAAATATTACTAGAAAAAATATTACAAAATCAATGAAAAACATACAACCTCTTACAATCATTTTTTTAGGTCTTTTCTTATGCTCTCTGGGATTTAATATAGTATATCACAAAGACAACCAAAGACTGATTTATCAAATACAAAAAATGGAAGCAGGACCGGCAAGGGGTTTGTTTTTAGAACCAAATGTTCCCAAACCTAAAATCTCTGATGAGGAGCTAAACGAGTTAATGAAACAGATTATTAAAAAATTTACCAAAGAACGAACGGTGTAAATATTTACGGGCTAGTAAAGGTATCGACAGGTAAAATAGGTATAGATAGCATCGACTGGTTAATCGACCGGCCAGTTTAAAAGTCGATTAAATTTGTTAATTGGCAAGACAACTCTTGCCCTCGCTGCCTAATTAGGTGACGAGTGGGGCGGCATGAGCCTTATTACCAAATCATGCTGACTCCGATAATCGGATATGGTAGTCCTACCAGACATAAATGGGAATGATGATTGTACTCAATCTGACACAGATAATTCTGATAGCTTTGTTGGTAGTGTGATAACAACCAACTAACGATGTAGAAATTTATATTGATGTTTATTCTGGACGCGAGTTCGACTCTCGCCTAGTCCACTTATATTATGATAAATTCTAATGACGTAATTTCACATACTGTAAATACAGAATTTACACAGTTGATAATATCTAATGCTAAAAAAGCAGAGATTGGAGGAAAGTCTCAAATTAGAGACTCTAATAAAAGAGCATCTAATTTAGCAGAAGATCAATTGGTTGGACAAATATCGACCTATTGTGCGTCGATGATCCTTACTGGTTCTTCAGAGGGATATATTCAAGCAAGAGAAAAAGCAAATGCTAATCCTCTCACTGGAGACAATGGAGTAGATATAGTTGGATTACCTAATGTGGATATTAAAGGTAGTCTGATGAGATATTCTAATAATCCTCTTAACTATAGATTATTAGTTCGACCAAAAGAAAGACACAAAAATTGGATTTATGTATTGGCATTAGTTCCAAAAGAAAGACCATATAAAACATATCTTGTTGGCTGGGCCAATGATAATGATCTGCCATCAAAACCTTATGATGGAGAAATAATATCTTTACATGGGGCATATGTTATTGAGGCTAAAAATTTAAGGAAAATTGAAGAATTAATTTCTCTTCAAATATAATTATGTCTAGAAAAATTTGTTCATACTGTGGTAAGCGTAAAAATAAAGGAAGCTTTCCTAAACACAGTATGTACAAAGATAATTTAGATAGTAGGTGTAGAAAATGTGTTAAGAAACATTCTAAAATTAGAGTCAAGCTTCATAAAAAAGCTCCACCAAAACCAGACGTTTGTGAGTGCTGTAAAAAAATTCCTTACAAATGGTGCTTAGATCATGATCATGATGATAATAGTTTTAGAGGATGGTTATGTGAGCCATGCAATACTGGAATAGGAAAACTTGGTGATGATATAGCTGGAATTACCAATGCTATGAATTATTTTCTTTCAAGACCAAATCGCAAATAGACGATACTTGACAAGAGGACTTCCGTATGGTAGAATTGGAACAACACAGGAGAAAATAAAAATGTCGTTTGAGCATCTTAATGGTTTTGTTCGTGATCTGAAAGCAACTAGTAGTACACTTGATAAGGTTGGCATTATTGAGGATTATACTTCCTCTAATGAGAGTGGAGCAAATTTTCTTAAAAAGATTCTGCTCTATACTTATCATCCTCTTTGGCAGTATAATGTGACTAGTGATAATCTTAAAAAGAAAAGTCATCTGCGTGGTAAAGTATACAAGTCTATATTTGACCTATTGGATGCTTTGAAGAATAGAGAAATTACAGGTCATGATGCCATTGGAGCAGTTAATAGCTTTATTGACAACCAAAGAGAATACGAAGAACTTGTTCATTGCATCATTGACAAGGATTTGAAAACCCGTGCTGGAGATAAGCTAATTAACAAGGCTATTCCAGATCATATCCCAACATTTAGTGTTGCTCTAGCGGACAAGTATGTTCCTAAAATTGTAGACTGGAAGGATGGATGGTATGTTAGCAGGAAGATCGACGGTGCTAGATGTATTGCTATTGTTGATAGTAATGGCAATACTACCTTTTATTCCCGCACGGGAAAAATCTTTGATACTCTTGATATTGTTAGCGGTGGGATTAAAGCTTTGGGACTTACTAATGTAGTTCTTGATGGAGAGCTTTGTCTGGTTGATGAAGATGGTAATGAGGATTTTCAAGGAGTAATGAAAGAACTTCGCAAGAAAGATCATACTATTCCTAATCCTTCCTATAAGATTTTTGATATGATTACTCATGATGAGTTTTATAGCCAGAAGGGAGAGAAGAATAGACCATTTAGTATCAGACTCAAGAATCTTACAGAAGTAATGAAAAAGAATGAATGTCCTTGCTTGACACTGTTGGAACAATCTTTGGTGAAGGATGAGAGTCACTTTCAAGAGTTTGTGACCGAATCCAATCAGAATGGATATGAGGGGCTTATGCTTCGATCTGACGCTCCATATAAAGGTAAACGATCCAAAGACCTATTGAAGTATAAAGCGTTCTCAGATGACGAATACGAAGTTCTAGATACCGAAATGGGGCCATTCCGTTATGTTAAGGATGGTGCAGAATGTGAGGAGACTATGTTGAGTTGTGTTATGATTCAGCATAAGGGTCATACTGTAAGAGTAGGGTCTGGTTTTAGTATTGAACAAAGACAAGAGTTTTATAAGAATCCAAAGAAGATTCTTGGAAAGCAAATAACTGTCCAGTATTTTGAAGAGACAGAGAATGAAAAGGGCGGTATTAGTCTACGATTCCCTACTTTTAAGATTCTTCATGGAGAAGAAAGAGACATATAGAATTATGCCACCAGCATGGAAAGAGCTAGGTTTTAGAACTTATGATGCCTATATAAAGTCTAGGCTCTGGTGGAATATAAGGCAACTAGTCTTAGAACGAGATGGTAGATGTTGTCAGGTTTGTGGTACTCCTTCTAAAACCATTCATCATATAGACTATACTAAGACAGTGATGCTTGGACAAGGAGATCAGCATCAGCTAATTACTTTATGTGAACCTTGTCATGTTTTTGTAGAACAAGATAAGAATCTCTTGCAAAAAAGATATCTTCTCAATAAATTATTTACAGAAAATAGTAGTACAACATTAGACGGATGGCAAGTATGGGCTGAACAATTTAATACAGACATAGGGTACGATAAAAACAGACTATTTGAATCAAAACGTAAAAAAGAGAAATACAAAAAACATAAAACAAAAAAACAAGAACAACAACCAAAAGTTATTGAAACAAAACCAATAGCATTAAACCTCAGAGATGAAATCGACCAATTTATTAAAGGTCATAAAAAGAAAAAACAAAAGAGAGAAGAACATCATAAAACCCTTCGTCCTGCTACTGAAGAAAGCAAGAAAGAATTTATTACCAATACTGTTCGCAAATACAGTAGAAAAAGCAAAAAAAATATTAGGAGATATTTAGATAATCATAGACCGCTAATAGAATTACTGTTTAATCATCCTGAGGCAAGTGATAAGCTAAAAAAAACTATTGCTGAACATCCATATTTCATTAAAGAATCAAGAAAAAATAATGACACAGAGGAACAAAAAAGACAACGCAGAGACGAAGAATATCGAAAGAAAAAACAAATAGAACAGGAAGAAATTGTTCAGATTCTTCACCAACAAGAATACCAAAAACAAAAATCAAAGAAAAAAAGAGTAGCTTTGTTTGGTAAACTACCATTATGGGAAGGAAATCATAAGACTATCATACCCGAACAAAAAAATCCATTAATGAAATATGTCAAGGAAGTAAAGGATAAAACTAATTGACCAGTTTCCGGTATGGTGTATAAAAATATCCCACCTTACTGGAGACATTAAATGATTAAAGTTGTTCTTCGCTCTCTCATATATCCATGGTTTATATTATTCACAGGATTCTCTATAGGTTTTATATGTAATTCTGAATGGGTAGGAACAAAATATGTTATTGTAGAAAGATCTATCAGGAACATCTTTTTTCCTTTGGAATATAATCCAGAAATAGAGGGTCACATAAAACAAATTGGAGCTATGAGAGTATGGTCAGAATTAGAGTGTCCATCAGAATTTGAAATTCTTGAAGATGTAGTAAAAGGAGAAGAATTTTATTGGGCAATATGTCAATACAAAGACAAAAATGGTAAAATCATAAAAACCATACGAAGCACCAGAGTAAAATGGAAAACCTGGGAATATTACTACAAGCTTGATGAAATTTTAGGAGAAAAAAAGAAATAAGCGAACTCAAGAATCGTGACTTGACAAGCCGATAGGACTAGTGTAGAATCTCAGTATACACTTTGGAACTAACTTTTGAGGACATTATGACAGACATTGTTGTTGAGAAAAAGCCAGTTGTGATGAGTACCAGTAAGGCCGACGAGTTTTTTAAGAATTTTCCAAAGGATAAAGTAGTAGCCTACAAGGACTATTGGGAAACTGTTCGACCCAAGACTGACGAAGATATTTTTCGTCGCTATCTCTTTGCGTATTGCAGTGTTCACACAACTTGGCAGGGCAATGTCAAGGGATATAACGCTATCAAGAATTTTAGCGAATGGGTAGATAGTAAGGAAGTTCTTTTGGAAAAACTCCACAAGAGCGGCGTTGGTTTGCACAATAATCGTACCACTTATATTTGGGATTTTAGCACCAAGTTTTGGGCTAATCCTAAAGATTTTTATCTGACAACAAAGAAGTACCACGTTAAGAAACGAGATAGTATTCTGAATAAGATTAGTGGTATTGGACTGGCTAAGATTAGCTTTGCTCTGGAGATGATTCATCCTAATGAGGCTAGGGTACTCTGCGGAGATATTCATCAACTGAGGCTTTACGATGTTGAGGCTCTTAAATACAATAAGAGTAAGGTTGGGTCACAGATTTATAAAAAGATGGAGCGTCACTGGATGGTTAACTGTGGTAAATTGAAAGTCCCATCTTATGTAGCAAGGTCGATCTATTGGGATGATTTGCAAAAGAAAGAAGATAGTCGCTACTGGAGCTATGTACTAGAATCATGAGTCCTATAAGATTTCCTAGAGTTGCTATTCTGAAAGATAGTGAGATTATAGAATATGGATATCTCAATAAAGATATGCCTCAAAATGATGGGTCGTATTTGTATGAAATTTATGGGGATTCTGCAAGGACTTATCTCCTAAAAGGAGAAGAGTTTTTATATGTTAGAGAAACGGAATCCGATTCAAAATAATTCAAAAGGAAAAATATTTATGGAAGATTTACTACATTCATTTTTAGAAAAACACGTTCAACAGTATAATGTCCAAAAGTATCTAGAGATAGGAACTAGAGAAGGAGATTCTTTAAGAAGGGTAGTTTTCAATAATCCTAATCTTACAGATGTTTTTGTTGCTGATATGTGGGGAGGTCTTTATGGTGGAACAGCAAGAAACTCCAATAATCATATCAATAGCCTACTGCAATATCTTGGTTATAATAACTCAGTGACATTTCTAGATGGAGATAGTAAAGAAACTATACCTCCACTTTCAGATAGTCATAAGGATTTCTTTGATCTGATTTTGGTTGACGGAGATCATTCTTATGAAGGAGGTATGATTGACCTAGTTAATGTGCTTCCATTATGCAAGTCTGGAGGGTTCATACTATTTCATGACATAATTCATCACGCCCATCTATATCTAGAACAGTGTTTTGATGAGTTTGTGGAGAACCACAAAGACAATATCAAGTATGCTGCAAAAATTAAAGAGCATTTAGGTATTGGAGTTATTATCAAACAATGATACAAAATGGGAAGGGATCTAAAAGAAGAATTAGTTTAGTTTCTCAAGAGACTTGGGATAAAAACTACGAAAGAATTTTTAGAAAGAAAAAAGATGGGAAATGTAACAAATCTAAAGGAAAATAAAACATTATTCATCCCTTGTTCTTGCAAGAGCGAAATTTTAGTGATCGAATATGATCATGAAATTCAATTGGCTGATTTGGCAATATTTGAACATTACACAAACTATAGTCATAAGATGTCATTATGGCAGAGATTAAGGTATTGTTTTAAGGTATTGTTTGAAAAAAAGCCATATGCCGATCAGATGGTGCTTGACAATAAACAGCTTAAAGATTTGCAAAAATTCCTAAATGGACTTAACCTGTAAGGTGTATAATATAGGGTTATCAAACTCATATCAAGGAGGCTAATCATGGTTGTCAGAACAGCAACAGAGTACATGAACGATCAATTAGCTAATAGAGTTAAGTCTCTTCAGAAAGCTTTAAATCAAGCTGAAAAAATAATGAATACCCTTGAGAAAGAAAATCAAAGACTAAAAGACGTTCTTGCTAACCTAACGTCAGAAAATAATCAAGGTTATATACTCGATAGTGAGGCTTTTAATGAGCCAGTGCTTACAGTCTAAGAACAAGAACAAAAGAATAATAACACAAATTGGTGAGCATGAATATCTAATTGAGGGAGCAAGCGATTGGGCAAAATTTGGTTGTCAGTCAGATATTTCAATAATAACTTCAGCTAATTTAGACGGTGGCCCATTTTTATTGGTGGGTGATTCTTTTTTGGGTAAAGGCAAAATATCCTCAATACAAAATATTGACAGTGGGAGAGATGGGTATATAATAATTAAGGTTACTCTATACTCACCAAAGGAAAAATCATGATATCAGAACTTATTCCAGTTGTAGGATATTATCAAGCAATGCTAATATCTGGTTATTCAGACTACCAGATTCAACAAATAATTAAGGGGTCTAGCCATGAATCATTTCCACAAAAGCAATAAGAATAGAGTTTTCTTTGGTGTTTGTGGAGGACTAGCAGAAAGTCTAGGATTAGATGTTTCTGTAGTAAGATTAGGCTTTGTTGCTGGTGCAATTTTTACCGGAAGTATTCTTTTCTGGGCATATTTACTCATGGCACTGGTTTTACCAACAGAGGATTAATCTAACGGATAGCGTACACGTTCACAGGAAACTTCATCGTGAGGACGTTGTTTCTAGTAGTTTTACGCTTGATGTGAGCGTTGATAATAAAGTGAGTGGGCTACCGACTCCTTGAGGCTTTAAACACGTTCAACAGCAATTTCTTGCAAGAACGAAAAATTTTTCAAGGTCGCCCATTGACAACGCCGATAACAAGTTGTAGAATAAGGTAATCAATGCGAGGTAACATCAGTCGAGTGACTGAGCTTCAAATTGAGACAGTTTGGTTTAAGATTTGGAGGTTGATTATGACTGAAGTTATTACTAGTGAGAAGCAGAGTCGTGTTCGTTGCTCTGACGATAAGTTTCTAGAGGCAGTTTTTTCTTCCAAGACTTATGCGGAGATTGCCGCTAAGACTGGACAGAAGATTGCCAGCACTATGGCTCGTTATGCCCGTACTAAGGCAGGTCTTGCTAAGAAGGGTATTGATCTCCCAGCTATGGAAAGAGCAAAGCCTGTTAGGACAGTAGATAATCTTGAGGCTATGGCAGCGACAGTTCGTAGACTGAAGGAAAAGGCTCATAGTTGATTTAAATAATCATTACATTAATTACAATAGAGATCTACAAAAAGACATAAAAATCAATATTGCTTAATGTAATGATTTATGGGAGCGTAGTCCAAAGGCAGAGACAGTGGACTTAAAATCCATCCAGTGTGAGTTCGATTCTCACCGCTCCTACTGCATACAATTTTGTATGTTGACAGTTGATACTGACCGGACTATGATACTCAGGTAACTGAGTCGAATGGATTTGACCTTTTATTTTTTTAAACACCAAGGAGATTTTAAGATGAAAAATATTGTTCTGTTGCTAGTTATTGCTCTTTCGATTCCGGTAACATCTTTTGCTGGAGATTGCTCGTCAGGTAATTGTGCGGTTGTTCGCGGTCGAAAAGTTGTAACTGTTACAAAGAATATTGTTCGTGAGACAGTTGTTTTTCCAAGGAGAATTGTTTCCGCTTGTGCTAATGGTGTTTGTCGCACCCGTAATGTAACTGTTATCCGATAATTTTTTTATGAAAGAAACCCCCGATGCCTCTTAATAATGCACACTTCGGGGGATCTTTTATCCCATCTATAACTTTCAAGGAGGAAATTATGAAGAAGGTTTTTATTATTGGTCTATTCTTGATCTGTCCCGTAGTTGCTAATGCTCAAAATGTAAATAAAACATATACATATACAACATCATCAGCACAAGGGGTTGCAAATATTCAGTCTCAAAGAAATTCTATGGGTCATTGTGGTGGAAATAGAGGCTATGAAGGGGTGGGTTTTTCTTCTATTAGTGCGGATCATGCTATTAAAAATTGTTGTTATTGGGGACAAAAGACTCCAGTAGAAATTGGGGTTGCCAGAGGAGCTAGAGGATGGTATGCTTGTGTTAGATATCGCTAGAAATACAAAGGAGACATATGAGTAATATGAGTAAGAATACTATAGAATTATATAAGATTGGTAGCCAAGTAAAGTTGGCGGAAGATGTGTTTGGAACAATAGTTGGAATAAATATTGGTTCTAATAATACTGTTATTTATGAGTGTGGTTGGTGGAGTGGTCGTTCATATACCAAAGATCACTTTAATCCTGATCAGATAGAATCAACAGTTGTGGATAAGGTTCGTATCGGATTTGCATGATAGAAGAACATGAAAACTGGGAAGATGGTATAAGAAGGACTTTTATAGAACTGGCAACTTATATGGAAAAACACGCTAATCCTCTTGAAAGTATTATTGATTTTGCTTGGGCAAGTGGGGCTGATCTTTTCTTCGTTCAAAACGCTAAGGATGAACTTAAAAGGCTAAAGATGCAATCTTTAAAAGATTCTCTTGAAAGTCCTGTTGCTTGGGCTAGAACTAATGATCGTGGCGATTTGTTTGACTTGAGAACTCAAAACAATCCCTATATTGATCAAAATACTGTAGTCCCTCTTTATAGGAAAAATCATGGGTAATACCTTATGTAATGGTAGAATTAAGAACAACAACCCCAAGTCTCCTATAGAATATTTCTTACTTGTAACAGTAAGAGAGTATAGTGATTATGAGGGAGGTACTTATATAGATGAAGTCAGAACTGCCGCAGAATTCTTAGAAAAAGAAAAAGATGCTTATGACGATCCATTCTATCAGATATATGGATCAATAATATATGATCCAAATGGAGTACCAGGAACAGTTTTTCTTGGTGAGTTTTACTCTATAGATAAAGCAAAAACCTTTTTGTATCATCTTACGGGTGAAGTTCCCCAGATTATTTCTTACTAATATGATAAATTCTAAATATCTAATTGATCTTTCTCTTGGGATGAATGATGGTGGTTATTGTGCTCTCTTTAAGATTAGAGATGAGCCGCTTTTGGGTTTCAAAGAATTTATATCAAAACCTAGAGCTAAATATTCTAGAAAAATTCAGTTAAAATTAAGCAGACTTAATCTAGCCCCAAGGATATATTCTGTAATATGTAGACTAAAATATCATGAATTATTTCCTAATCAGACAAGCGGCTGGGGGTATTTAACAGAGATAGCTAGACCAATAGATAAGAAAGGCATCGTCTCTCCTAAACGGATACAAGATTTAGTAGATGAGATATTTACTAAAACCCAATTAAAGTTTTGGGATTGTCATTTTTCTAATATAGGATTAGTTAATAGACAAGGGAAAAAGAAGTTGGTTTGTATAGACACTGGAAAAGAAAGTTTTGATGGTTATGCAAATGCTTGGGGAAATCCAGACCCAGGCCCATTATGTTCATATTGTTTAGACTATTATTGTCATTGCTAGGATTTAAAAATTATGCCATATATTAAAGAAGAAAACAGAACTAATTTAGATAGTTGTATTGACAGTATGGTGACTTGTTTAAAAACGAATATACCAAACTCCAATCCTCAAAATAGAAGTATTTCTAACCAAGAATTTTTACAAATTTGTGGAGATATTAACTATGTTTTTTCTCGTATTTTAGGCGGTATTATGGGAGAGGTTTCGTATTCTAAAATTGCTATGATTACTGGTGTATTAGAGAATATTAAGCAAGAATTTTATCGTCGAATAGCAACACCATACGAAGACTTAAAAATTATTGAAAATGGCGATATAAAGGAGTATAAAAACTAAACCCATAATACGGCAAATAATTCTTATGAATAAAGACTACAACGACATACTTAAAGAAATTCATAAAATCTCTAAAACTGTAGACAGTTTAGATAATCGTATTAGTAAAGAATTACAAGACGTTAAGAAATATATTAAACAGATCAATAGCAAGATACTAACTGTCTTAGATAAGATTCAAGAATTTGAAATTATTATGGATGCTGCGGAAATTCTTGAGGATCATATACAAGAAGAAGAAGACAAATATAACACAGAGTGGAGTCCATACGACGATGATCATGAACCAGAGGATTACGAAGGATACGATAATGACATAGAGGAGGATGAAAGCTAGTGGCTAGTTTAGTTCTACTAGTAACAATAATTTTTTTCTCTGTGCTCATTATTGGGCCATTAAGTTATATCTTATCTTTATTTGATTGGATGCCAAAGATTGTTATATGGATAATGGGACTTCTCTGTATATTGGTTGGTGGTTTGACATTCACTTTGCCTGTGGTCTTTTTAAAAGTTATGGGTCTGATAGACATAGCCATCGGCTTTAAAATAATCTCAGACAGACAACAAAAGAAAAGTGATGCTTGACAAGACGGTTTGCCGATGATATACTTGAGCCATCACAGGAACGATAACACTTTTGGAGAAATAAGATGAAGTTGGCAGATAGGACGATTGAGACTCACAGCGTTGGCGTTGCAAGCAGGAATCAGTTTAATATTGCTCAGACGAGCAAAATGTTTAAAATCCTTTCAGACTCCCTTTATTCTGATAAGGTTATGGCTGCGATTCGTGAGCTTTCTACTAATGCTTATGATAGTCATATCTCTGCCGGGAATAAGAATCCCTTCAAGGTTACTTTGCCCACTGCTGCTAATCCCACTTTTGTTGTGAGAGATTATGGTACTGGTCTTAGTCAGGAAGATATGGAGGACTTGTATACAACCTACGGAGCATCCAACAAGAATGATAGCAATGATTTTGTTGGTTGTCTTGGTCTAGGGTCTAAGAGTCCCTTCGCATATACCAAGAGTTTTACTACTGCATCATACTTCAACGGAAAGAAGTATACTTACATTGCAGCGATTGACGAGAGTGGTGTTCCTACTCTGAATCTTTTTAATACTTCTACTACATCTGAGCCTAATGGTCTTGAGATTAGTTTTGCTGTTAAGCAGCATGACTTTCAAGAGTTTACTGATAAGGCTAAGAGAATCTTCCATTATTTTCGCATGAAACCCATCCTTGAAGGTGGTATCGGGAATAATCTGCAAGATCATAAGTACAGCAACACCAATATCATTATCAGTGGTGAAGGTTGGAGAGTTTGCCGTCTTAATAATGACAACAGTTATTTCCCCAGCAATTATCATCGAATTGATAGTGGTATCGTAGCTATCATGGGTAATATTGCCTATCCTGTTCAGACCGCACAGATTGTTGGTCAAGAAAAGGAAGAAATGCCCGATCATATTCAGAAGTGGAATAGAGCTTTCCAGAAAGCAGATATTGATTCTTGGAAGAGCTTTGTGGGAGAGATTCTTAATTCTGGCCTATATCTTGAGCTTGATTTTGGTATCGGTGAACTGGAAATGGATGTTTCCCGTGAAGGTTTGCAGTATACTAAGGACGTAATTAAGACTCTGCGTAAAAAGACCCAAGAAATTTATATGGAGATGAAGGAAGAATTCTCCAAGAAAATTCAAGCGTCCAAGAACAAAGTAGAAGCAATTACTTCATATTATACTATGAATGAATTGGCTGGCGGCTGGGGTGTTGGTGCAACTTGGACTGATCCCAAGGGTAAAGATCATCCTATCAACTCTGGCAATGACTTGGAATATAAAATTCCTGCCGGTAAGAGTCTGTACGTTTTTAATTACAAGACTGCTGGCTATCGTTCTCGTCGCCAAGTTGCTCTGACAGATAGAATCCATCACGAAACTCTTACTGGTAAAGGTTCCTATTATTGGAATAACCAGAAGAAAAAGGGTACAATGGCTTTCTTTGTGTGCGACGTTGCTAGTGAAGAAAGTGCCAAGAAAATTCTCACAAGATATTGCAATGCTAACGATTGCTTTGCTTATCTGATGATCGACACTAAGGATCATACAAAAAGCAATGAAGGTTTTGATCAACTGATCGAAGATGTTGGGGCTGAAAATTTGCTCAAGGTTTCAGACTATAAGCATCTGACACAAAGTTCTGGCCCAAGAAAGTCTTACAATAGAAATTCTAACGGTAGTGTCAGCGACCAAGACGTATTCTTTATTCACGGCTATGATAAGGATAGTAAGCAGATTACTAATCCTTATAATGATGCTACGCATCTAAGAATTCTTTCAGAAGAACAACTAGAAAACTTTCTGGAACAAGATGAGATTATTTATGTTCCCATGTTGAGGTATGGAACTGAACCTGAGTCTGGTTGTCCAGAAATCAATAGTATTAGTAGAACTCTTCAAGAGGATACGTTAAAGAGCATAGTCAAGGACTTGATTGGCAATAGTAAGATTTATGCTATCAAAACAGCTTTCGTTAAAAAGCTTGAGAAAGATAACTACAATCTTATTAACTTCAATGTTTTTCTGAAGCGTCAACTCAAAGTTGTAGCACAAAAACACTTTAAGAATCTTGCTTCTATTAACAAGCTTGTTGAATATTGCAAGAAGGATTACGCAGAAGAGGAGAGGAGTACCGGAGGATACAGATATTATCAACACGGAACAACAGATAAGCAGTTTATGTTTCATATTCTGAATATCTTTGGTCTGGATTATGATAAGTTTATTAATAACAAAACTCTTGTGGATTGCTTGAATAAGACCATGCTCACAGAGTTCTTTGCTAATACTGTTCATGTGAGTCCTTTTAATATTCCAAGGTTTAATCAAACAGAATATCTTTCCCATATCTCTAAGCTTATGAAAGAGGTTGGTATTGATAATGTTGATGGCAAGGAGATTCGTAATGCTAATTTGGCCTACAACACCTTGACAAAAATGATTGTTAATTACTTGTATGCTGGTGATAGTAAGTCAGATGCTTATCTAAAGATTATCCGTGGAACTTCTACGGAAGATTTGAAGAGATGGAGAATCTCTGAGATTAGGGAAAAGATTAAAACTGAGGTAGACAAGAATCCTATGCTCAAGGTTATTATGGGAAATCATCAAGTCTCTGGTAATCTGGTAGACCTTAAATCTAATCAGAATCCTATTATTGAAGATCGCTCATATTATGGAAAGCAGAGCAGGGATTGGGTTGAGCAGATGAGTCAGGAGAATATTGACCTATTTAAGATTCAGTTGAGTAGTTTGATCAAGTAGTCAGAAATTTCTCAAGACCCCTTGACAAGCTTGTCGATTAGTGTAAAATGACAGTATCACAGGTATCGTAACTACAAAGTATTAGGAGTTTGGATTATGGCTGTTCCGTTTATGTTTGTGGATGGTAATTTGACGCTGGTTCTTAATAACCAGAGTTATCAGGTTTTGCCGGATCATATCAACTATAAGTTGATTCTGGAAAGACTTCCTACTGCTACGGCAGAGGAACTGTTGGAAGTTGTTGATATTCAAAAGGCTGTTGCTACTTTTAGTGATGGTCTTGTAGAGATCAAGAATGGACAGGTTCTCTACGAGGGTGAGGAAGTTCATGGTAGTATTAGTAAGCGTATTCTGGAGTTTATGAGCAAGGGATTGCCGTTTCAGCCCCTTGTTAATTTCCTGAATAATCTCATGGAAAATCCAAGTATGCAGAGTCAGAAGGAACTGTATGATTTCTTGGAGCATGAGCATCTGCCTATCACTGAGGATGGTTTCTTCCTCGCTTATAAGGCTGTTCGTTCAGACTTTAAGGATAAGTATAGGGGAGTTTTTGATAACAGGGTTGGTCAGGTCTGCCAAATGCAACGAGCAAAGGTAGACGATGATCGTGGTCGTGGTTGTTCTAATGGGCTTCATGCTGGAGCATTGAATTATGTTGCTGGTTATGGTAGTCTTGAGGCTGGCGACCGCATTGTGATCGTCAAGATTAATCCCAAGGATGTTGTCAGTGTCCCTAGTGATTGCAACTATGAAAAGCTTCGCACTTGTCGCTACGAAGTAGTTGGTGAGTATGAGGGCGAATTGCTCAAGCCTCTTTACAAGGCTGATTTTAGTCAGGATGATTACGAGGACGATGAGGAAGATTATCTGAATGATTATGACGAGAGTTATTGGGATCAGTTTGACGAAGAAGATGATGACGAGGATGAGGATGAAGATTATGACGATGAGGATGATCAGTATTGATTCTTGATAGTCAAGGTGGTGTTTGGTAACTTGTAAGATAGCACCTATATAGTTTCTGCTATCGTACAATAACGGTTCGATTCCGTTACCATCTTTTAAGATATTGCTTTTGACGGTAGTGTTTACTGTCCCAATATCAAAATTGTAGGTAGGAAGTGGAAAAAGGAAAACAAATGTTTAGTGATACTTTGGCTTTTAATCCGTTCGATAAGACTCATAGTGCTATTGGAACAAGAGATCAGATTACTTTGCGAAATAAGTTTTTTGATTCTTTTGGTGGTCAGCAGATTTTCTGCTACAATGGTGATCCTCGTAAGAAGATCAGTAGTATGAATCATACAGATCATCTTACCACTGTTGCTATTGCCAACGATAGTCAAGGTGCTGATGCTTACTTCTATGTTAATGGTGGACGTAAGCAGTATGCTATTAGTAGAATTCGTGCTTGTTTTGTTGATATGGACGCTGGGCGAGATGATCAAGGTCGTTATTTTAAGCCTAGTATTGTCATGCAAAAGAAAAAGGAATTCTTGAACCAGATTAATAACTTTCCAGTAAAGCCAAGTTGGGTTGTTGATACTCGTAATGGTTATCAGTGCTATTGGATTCTCAACCAAAACAATATTAATCCTCACAAGACTTATTGGAATGGTATTCAAAAGAAGCTTGTAAATCACTTTGGTGGTGATGCCCGAGCTATAAAAATCAATCAGATTTATAGAATCCCTTATACTTGGTGGAGGAAGGGTTGGGAAGGAAAGCAACCTTATTTTACCAGTATTCTGTCGGGATCAACTGGTAATCCGGTAAATATTGAACAGCTTAAAGAAGCTCTTGATGGAGTGTCTGCTGTTGTTAATATTGTTGCAAATAAGACTAGCGACGAATGGTTTAAAGAATATGCCAAGGCTTATAAAAGGTCTGATATTACTGGAGTTCCAGTAGCAGTTAATATTGCCACAAATATTGCAAATCAGATGAAGTCTTTAAGTCTTGAAACATATACTAACAGTACTGATAATATCAAGCCTGTTTATGGTCATCCTTTCTGTGGGGGTTTTCAGAAGGCTTATGGTGATCCTACTCCAGTATCCCCTGTAACGCAGGACGATACGGACACTCTTGAGTCTCTTCCTATTGACGCTGGGGGCGAAGATTTAGATCTTGACGGTTCCCAGACCAAGCTTTTAAAAACGGTCGTGGAGTTCCTTAATCAAGTCTCAACGCCTCTCTACTTTAGCAATAACAGATTCTTGTCTAATGCTGCTAAAGACCTAGCCTCACAAATCAGTGACAAGTTTTGTATAGGATAATACTATGCATGAAGATTATAGCTATAATGATGACGATGAACATGATTATGACGATGTACCAAAAAACTATAAATATTACTTTAAGTTTGATCCAGCAGCGTGGGATGTTTGGGGAAAATGGCTATACGATGCGTTAAACGAAATAGTTGATTCTTCGCCAAACACATGGTATACTATGCCGGATGTGTACGGTTTTCCATACAAATCGGTTCCTGTGAATAGTTACTTCTCCAATACTGGTAAGGGTGATACCTTCCAGTATTTGGGGAATAACTATCAGGGTCAACCTATATGGAAAAATAAATACTTTGTATCAGATCCTGTTAATATGATATATAGAAAACATATAGAAAGTCATCCAGTATACTTTTTACAACAACCTCACTATTACAAAGGATTGTTCGATATACTGAACTAAATTTATGCAAAAAGATGAATGGTATATCATAGATGATTTAAAAAAGTTTATAGAGTCAACCAGAGTATTAGTTTTTGATATTTTTGGAAATACAAATCAACAAGATATAGACGAATTATCTCTTTTACTATCAGACTTATCTGAAGAAGAAAAGCAAGAAATAGACACAGTATTGAGTCAACAAGAATGTGAGGTGTTAGCTAAAGATTTTATTACGACAGAAGTTAATAAGAAAACAAAAAAATATAGATACATATTATCTAACAAGAAATATATGGAGATGATAGAATGTTTTAATAGTAGAATGATTAGCAATATGCTAAATACATTAGTAAATAAAGGCTTATTGGAAACAGCTTATGATAACGAATCGAACGACTTTATATTTTGGGTAAAAAATAATGAAACATCGCAAGAAAAACCTGAAACCGATTGATTATGATGTACACTTTATATATGAATGTACAGAATGTCAAATTAAACACTGGCTTTCATTAAAAGAAAGTCAAACTCCAAATTTTAAAATTGTGTGTGATTGTGGGAGTATTTACAAACCCAAACCTATTGAGGGTATAAAAATCATCTATGTACAGCTACAAAATAAACACCCCACACAGAAAGTATCCTCTAAGAAGAGTATTCCTACGAACTTAAAAACAAATGCTGTTCATATACTATCTCAATACGGTTTCTCAGAATCAGAAGCGATATCTCTGATAGAAAAAAGTTTTGAAGAAACACAGGAAATTGATTGCGTCAAACTTATTAAACATTGTTTATCTAACTTTGGAAGTGCTGCTATATGAATACTATTAGACCTTCTCGTTTTGAAGATATTATTGGTCAGGACGATGTTATCAGTAGACTAAAAATAGTTTCTAGTGCATTTAAAGGATCTGATGCTAGTGGGGTTATGCCTCATGTTTTAATAGATGGGCCTCCAGGTCTTGGTAAAACAACCATAGCGAGTGCTATAGCAACAGAACTAAATGTAAATCTTTACACAGTCAATGGGGCTAATATTAGAAGCATTAAAAATCTATTACCATATTTAATGGGGATAGCTCCAAGATCAGTATTGTTTATAGATGAAATTCATAGATTGCCAAAAATTGTTGAAGAATTTCTATATCCTATTATGGAAGATTTTGTATTATCTTTAGTTA